GGAGGCACAAAAAAGCCGCCCACCATTTGCGTTGGTGACGCGCAAATACGCTGAACAACTGGAACGCGAACTCAACGCCGCAAACGCAGAATTGGAACGTGAACGCATGAGGTTAGCCGCCTGTGGCGTAGTAGCTGACGCTAATACTCCAGAATCCGCAAAGAAGTGGCGCAACATGCGCGACGAATATCGCAGCGCATCCTGTGACGGTGTAGCGAGGGCAGTCGATAGGGAAATGCGTTTGAGAAGGGCACTTCAAAAAATCGGAAACGATTGGTGCGTCCCGCCAATGATTGCAGATGAGGCGCTCACGGCGATTGAGGATGTGCGCGAGAACGCCGAAGCAGAGTGCGTTCAAATTGTGGACGGAATTGTCAGACCTGTTCCGTGGGACAATTGGCGGAATTGCGCGAACCAACTTCTGGAGTCTTTGAAATACATCCACAGCATTTGCGAGGACAAGACCATCGAGCTTCCTGACGACGATTACGCGAAAGTAACCATCGACGAATGCATCATGGAAGCGGAGAGAGCTATGCAAAAATGCAAAAAGATGGAAGGAGAAGCGAATGTTCCGTTGGAAGAAAACGAAGGGCTTCACGAAGATATAATATTTTGGCTAACAAGGGCGGCAAATTGGACCGCCATTGCGGTGAGGATGGCGGAAGAGTTGCGTGGCTATGAGTCGTTGGCGCTCACGCATCCGCATCTCTACCAAGGAAAAGGCGCGCTGCTGGAATTTGATAGGCTAAAGGAGAAGATGAAATGAGCGACACACCGATAACAGACAAGGCATTCCGCGCGTTTTCTGGGGCCAACTTAGAGCGTGTTTATACCATTCGCGGTCTCCGAGAGCTTGAGGAAACAGTCCGCCGTCTGGAGCGCAGGCTTAACGCAGCTAAACAGCGATGCGCCGAGATCGCTACAAGCGATGGCGTGGCGTGGATAGAGTTAAACCTTGAAAGAGATTACTTCCAAAAACGAGCAAACGAACTTCAACGCGAAGTCAACCAACTCAAGCATGAATCAAAAGGAGCAACAAAATGAGCGACACCCCCGAAATCGACGCTGCAGAGCTTTACTACGATGAGCTGGCTGTTGATGTAATTAGACCAACTGGCTTCGTGCCGATTGAGGTTGCGCGGAAGGTTGAAAGTAAGCTCAACGATGCGTTGAAAGAAAATGCGCGGCTAAGACCAGCCCTCATGGGTTTCAGCCAAGCCGAGGAGCTAATGGAACTGCGGGAGGACTTGCGAAAGGAGCAACGATGCTCCCTTGATTTGGCGAGACAGAACAACATCCTGCAGGACTATAACAAAATCCTCGGCCAAGAGCTGCAGGATACCAAGCGAGAGCGCGATGAGTTAGTTTGCCAGAAGGAATGCTACCGAAGCCTGCGGAACGCCAACGCTGGGCTTGCGGAGGATTTGCGAAAAGCAAAGCTCGAACGTGGCGAGGCTTTGGCAGCACTCAAACAAACCTGCGCGACCAACACCGAAATCAGGAGGGAGCTTGAGGAGGCGCGCCGAGAGATCGCCAAGCTCAAGGCCAGTTCCAACGAGAACTATTGGGAGCTATCGCGCCAGCGGGGCAATATGCTCTATGCGCTGCATGAGATCAGCGCGGCGGTGAAGCGGGGGATGAGGCAGGGGGGGGTCAGTATCGGGGAGACTGAGGCGCTTGAGCGCATGGAGGGGGGCAAATGAGCGACGAATTTGAGCTTCTTCTCGGCTTTGGCGTGTTCGTGTTTCTGGCGCTGGCCGGGCTTGCGCTGTGCATTTGGGCGGTTGGCTACATGGACGGGCGGAAATGATCTGTATGAGCCAAGCGAACCATGAGAAAGCGGTGTATCCGACTTTGGCGCAGGCCATTCACGCGCGCGGGGGTATGTGCGCCGTCACCGGGGCAAACGGTTCCGGCACTTGCGGATCTACCGCGTCGAGACGGGCTGGTGCCTGACGGAGATGACAAAGGGACAGATGAAACAACCATGAAATTTTTAGCGAAAAGACCCAAGCGGTTCGGGTGGAAATCGGTGAAGACACCCGCAACACCCGCAACTCCCGCAAGACGCACGGGATGGAAAGTGCCGATGATGCACAGGCTGGAATTGGAGCCGTTGCGGGAGTTGCGGGTCAGAGATGGGGGCTATCTGTTGGCGCCTTGTCTGGTGCTGTGGGCGGCGGCGTGGGGAACGCGGGAGGCTTACGAGTATGCTATGGCCAATATGGCGGCGGCGCGGGCCTGTGATTTTAGGAGGGTATGATAACACGCAACATAGACCACGAAATCGGCGACATCGTAATTGGCGAGACGCATCGCTGGACGCCTGCACATGACACCATAAGGCTGATTCATTTGGTGAGAGAAGTTCCCGGAGACATCCTGGAGATTGGCTGCAACACAGGAATCACGATCAAGGAGTTGGCAGAAGCCTTTCCCGATCGGACAGTGTATGGCGTTGATTTTGTGCTGGCCAAAGAGTCCATGACGGAGAAGCAAAAGTGGGAAGCGCCTGCGGCAGTGGGCATCATCGCCCGGCACCTTCATAATGTGAGGATTTTTGAGGAATCCTCGTTTACGTTTGACTACCGGAAGGCAGGTTCACCGAAAATTATTTTTATCGACGGCGATCATTCGTATGAAGGCGTCCGGCGGGACACTGAGAAGGCGATGGATCATCTCAGAGCCACGGGTGGCGGCAGAATCATCTGGCATGATTACCATGACAGGGAATCCGAATGGTGCGCCGTGAAGAGATACCTCAATGACAGTGTGCCGGAACACACGTTTATAGAAAATAGCTGGTTGGCAATGTTAGATATAGGAGGCTGATTTGGACTATTACTTCCACAACAAAAACAACCGGATAGGCGATGAAATCCAGATGACCGCCTTTCTGCAATACATCAAACAGATGTATCCAGAAAAAACGATCTTTTATCGGGACGAGAATCCGTATTTTTCCGCCCGCGAATACTTTCCGGAGGGTCTGGTCACATTTTGCGAAGACCAGCCATCCGGCACAGAATGGCTTCATACGGGAAACCTTTGGACGAGCAGGAACATATTCGTGCGCCGTGGTATTTACACGCGCGTGAACAGACAACACTGCCCAGCAGAGGAGGAGCGTGCAGTGTTTTTTCCGCTTCTGTCGCCAGATTACAATCTTTCACGGCGAATGGACATCGAGGTGGTCAAAATGGTGCTGGCCGAGTATGGCAACTTGACCGTCTATGTTGATCCGCACAAGCCGCAGGACAAGGAGTTGTTGGATGCTCATGGTGTCCCATATTCTTGCGTGAGTCTGGGAGAGGCGATTGAAGCAATTTGTTCCTCTACTTGCTACATAGGAGGGGACACGGGGTTCACGCATATTGCCGGAGCGGCGGGTCATGCCAACGTCGTGGCTATTTACGGGAACAGCGACCACGACAAGACTGCGTTTCGGCATGACCAACAATGGTTTAGCGACCACTACAAAGAAGAAGACTCACTGGCCGAGTGGAACTACTGGTGCTCGTTGCCATGTTGTCCCCCCAAGCATCTGAGGACGATGATTATGGAAAACAACCGCCTATGCCCCCTTCCGAATTGACAGGCGCGGAGGGGGCATGGCAGCGAGCGACTGGGTAGAAATCTATGCGACCTACAGCGCGGGGGAGTTGGCGGCCGAGATTGATGCTTTGAAGAAGCTGGCGACGCCGCTTTCGTCGCAACAGATCGGGAGCAAGAGCTATACCAAGGACTTGAGAGAGGTGCGGGACCGGCTGCAGGCGGCGAACCGGGTGCTGCGGACGCGGAATGCGAGCGCGGCGGATTACACGGCGGTGGCGGACTTTTCGAGGATTGAGTTCTGATGGATCCCAAAATCACATTTCTGGACAAGGCGATTGCCGCCGTCTCGCCGGAGGCGGGGCTGCGGAGAATGGTGTCGAAACACTGGCTGCAAGAGTTTGAGCGGGGGGACTGGAACAAGGAGCAGCGCGGGTTTTCGGGCGGCAAGACGCGGCAGGGATCGCCGGAAACGCAGCGCAAGCAACGTCAGCGGATCAATCGGATCTGGGAAGCGCGGGACATGGAGGAGAAGTTCTGCTTCATCCGTGGGGTGCTGGAGAAGCTGACGCAATACACGTGCGGGGCGATCACGTATCAGAGTCGCACGGGGGATTCGGACATCGACCAAGAATACCAGGACTATTTCCATGATTGGTGCGGGCGGGCGGATTTGACGGGTCGATTCCGGCTGGCCGAGCTGGTGCAGTTGGGCTTTCGGGCCACGGCGCGGGATGGAGAATACGGGTGGATCGTGATTCCCGATGGGGATGAGATCCGCTTGCAGCCGATCGAGGCCGACCGGATCGGCGGGCCGGATCAGGTGAGGGCGGAGGAGCGCAACGTAAACGGCATCCTCTTGGATGACTTGGGCCGCGTGGCGGGCTACGAGATTTACAAGCGGTCGCGCATGGCGCAATACACCAAAGAGACGTTCGATTTCGGGCTGGGCGCGGGCGTGGTGCCGCCGGAGATGTTTTTGCATTTGTTCCGGCCGACGCGGGCGGATCAATACCACGGGGATAGCTGGCTTTCGCCGCTGTTGCCGCACGCGCGGGACATTCATGAGTTGTTCGGCTTCGAGAAAATGGCCATGAAGTTTGCGGCGGCGTTTGCGGGCTTCATCCGGCGCAAAGATAGCGCCCCGACCGGCAGCGGGTTGGATTGGATGACCAAGACCGGCTCAACGAGCGGGCCGAATGCTTTCGAGGTGCAGGCGGGAATGGTCAAAAGGTTGCAAGAGGGCGAAGAAATCACCTTCCCCGGCAGCACGGGCCGCCCCTCCGGAAACCTGATTCAGTTTGTGGAAATCCTGATCCGCGAGATGGCCTTGGGGCTGAATTTGCCCTTTGGGTTTTGCTACAATATGGCGCTTTTGGGCGGGGTGACGGCCAGAATCGAGGTGATGCAGGCATGGCGGACGATCCAGCAATACCAGCATTTGCTCGTGGACAAGGTGTTGAACAAAGTGCGCGATCTGGTGCTGGAGCGGGCCATTGCCATGGGCAAGATCACGCCGCATCCGCTCTGGCAGGCGGGAGCATGGAATTTCGGCGCGCGGCTGACGGGCGACACCGGCAACTATGTGCAGGAGCAGATGCTTTTGCTGCAGAACGGCATTATTCCGCGCGGCAAGGTGATCGAGGAGATCGACGGATCGAGCAATATGGAGGTGGCGCGGACGCTGGCCCGCGAGGTCAAGCAGTTGCAGGAAGTCGCGGCGGAATCGGTCGTGCCGATCGAACTAATCGTGCCGAGCATGGCCAACGCTACGCAAATGTTGGCGGCGATCAATATGCCTCCGGAAATGCCGCCGCCTCCGGTCAAGGGCTTGGTTGGCAAGGTCGGGGAAAAGACCGCCGCGCAACTGATCGACGTTTTGACGGCTTATGCCGAGGGCAAGTTGGAGCGGGAGAGCGCCATCGCAAGCCTTGTCTATGTCTATGGGGTGCCACGGGCCAAGGCGGAGTCGCTGGTTCCGGAGAAGCGCCCGCAAGTGGAGCAAAGCAATGGAAGCGGAAATTCAAACAGCGGAAACGTCCGAGCAGACGGCGATGAATGAGTTGCAGTCCCTTGTGGACCGCGCCGACCGCCTGACGATGGATCTGGCCATTGCGCGTCGTGATTTGCAGCAGCTTCGCAATGGGATGCAGATGTTTATTCACAGGTGGGGGCAAGCGGTATGAACGAACTAACTCCATTAGCAAAATCGGTCTGGCGCCATTACTATGGGAAGCTGAAGAAGCAGACGCGGGGTGGGAAATTGGGCAACCAGTTAGACGGCTATCTTCCGGGAGACAAGAATGCGTCGAAGCTGGGGGTGCTGTATCGCGGGACGAACCATCAGGAGGTGGAGAAGTTGGCGCAGGGGCGGTTCAAGTCATCGTGGACGAGTCCTGGCATTTTTCGAGGATCGCCTGACCGCAAGGCAACATGGGTAGCATCTAGTCCGCAATATGCGGCAACTTATGCGGTGACGGCCGCCCAATCGCGCATTGTCGCGTTAACGCCCGCAGTCTTAAAGCGTCGGGACAAAGGCGTGAGTGCGAGGATGGGGGAAACAACCATGACCGCTCCGATTCGAGGCGGTATCGGCCAAAAAGAAGTGCGTGGGCTACTCAAGGGGGAGGCTTTTTCACCGCAACGGTGGAATACGCGCGGCATCAAAAAATGGAAGCCAGTTCCCTTGGGCGAGATTCAGAAGAAGCAGTTTTCCATGCACGAGTTCGGCAGCACGGGAATCAAGCGGTTGTTGCGGCGGAAGTTGGGGATGTTGAAAAGAGGAATCTACATTGAAACGCCCAAAGGGTCGCCATCCCTTCGCTTAGATCCGGGATCAACGATGATGATGGTCTCAAAAAATGACCGCGCTCCTTGGCGGGTTGCACGCCAAAAGATTGATTACAAGACTAATAGGGCGTCGGAACAGATTTTCAAAAAGAGCGGGCGGAAAGATGGCGATCCGTATTTTCGGCCGCAAGAAATCTTCGATGGCAAAGAGTATGCGATCGAAAAACGAATGAAAAGAGGGTTCAGCCGAATTGACAGGTCGGTTGTGGCGATGAACCGCCGTGATGCGACTCCGATTGGCTATGAGGGAGGGATTCCACTGACAGGGCGGGTTCCGCGTGATCGGTATATCAAGAAGATCCGCGATGAGGACTTGGATCGGCGCGATGCAAATCTGTTTCGAGCGGGTGTGAGCGGTGCGGCAGCGGGGGCTCTGCTTGGTCGCGGCCGGATGCCGTTGAAGGCAAGGGTGGCAATCGGCGCCGGATCAGGCTTGGCGGGTGTTCTCGGAATCCGGCAAGTGACCAAGCAGCGGCGTGACCCTTACGGCGAACGTCAGCGCGGCGACAAGAAGGCGGAGAGCATTCCGGCGCTGGCCGGGTTGGGTGCTGCGGGTTATGGCGCCTACAAGATTTTGCGGAAGAAGTTCAAGATGTCGGATGGTCGGAAGGTGACGGAACTGGCCGAGATGTCGGCTGCCCAATGGAAAAAAGCTACTGCGCGTATGCCCGACGATCCGCGTCAAAAAGCGGCGGCGAAGTGGCTAAAAAAACAAGGTCACAACTCTTATGTGAATTGGGGCTGGACTGATGGAGTCCACAAAACTTACAGCAAAAACTATAAAACCGAAGGAGATCGCCTGCTTATTCATGAGGAAGATGGCAAACTGAACGTGCGCCGTGCGGGGGACGACAAGCTGGTCGCTTCATTTTCGTCCATCGAGTTTGCCGAGAAGAAGCGGCAGATGAACCCTTACGTGATGGCGGGTTTGTCGGGTGCGGCATCCGGTGCGGCATTGGGAATTTTGCCTTTGCTCCGTCGCGGTGTCGGATTCAAGACGGCTTTGCGCACGGCGGCGGGAGGTGCGGCGGCGGGCGGAACGATTGTCGGCGGTGGGTCTTTGCTCGGCAGCGCGATTTTGGGCGATCCTGACAAGAAGGAAGGGGCGGCTTTTACCAAGCGCGCGGCCGTGGGCGGCGCGATTGTCGGCGGGACGCTGGGAGTGGCCGGTGGCCTTGTGGCGCGGCGGGTTCCGGTGGTTCGTAAACAGGTTGGCAAATTGGCTAAAGAATGGCGTCCGGCCCAGTGGATCAAGAATTCGGGGCCGGTCAAAGCCGCAGCTATCGGCGGTGTGGCGGGTGGTGCTTATGGAGCCGGGACCGGCGCGGATGAAGGCCAGCAGGTCGATAGTATCCGAAATATCCGCAAGGATCTGAAGCGGATGCATGGGCTTTCGAGCCGGATCAAAGATTTCACATTCGAGATGTCGAAGGATTGGCGGGACATGCGGCGGGAGTCGCGCAGTGAGGCGGCGAAAGATGTTCTTTCGGGATCGGGGGTTTTGGCGGCGGGAGCCGGAGTTGGCGCGGGGGTTGGCTATGCCGGTTGGCGCGCGGGCAAGGCGCTGAATCAGGTCGGTGCCGTGGCAGACGATGCGCGCAAGGCGACTCGCGGGGCGCGGGTGGCAAGTGCGCGAATTACACGCGCTTCGCGCTGGATCAAGCGGCAACTGACCACGTTCCCGACGTTCCGCAAATTCCGGGCCTTCCATGCTTCTGGGCAGCTCGTGGAGTTGGAGAAACCATTTCACGGCTACAACAAGAAGCGACACGCCAAGAGCGGCGGTCTGAATGACAGCTTTCGCGCGAAATACAACCGCGAGCACGGGAGCAATCTGAAAAGGCCAGTGACCAAAGATCCGAGCAAGCTCAAGCCGGGAAGCAAAGCGGCCAAGCGCCGTGCATCTTTCTGTGCGCGCATGAGCGGGATGCAGGGGCCGACGAGCAAGGATGGCAAGCTGACGCCGAAGGGCGCGGCGCTCAAGCGGTGGAATTGTTCGGCCAAACAGGAACTTATCGAGATGAACGACAAAACCTATCGACCTGGCTCCACGGCGGAGATGCGGAGTATGAAAATGACTCCGGCAATCAAAGAAGTTCTGAAGAAGGAAAACTCGCGTGGTGCGATGGCGCAGAAGTTGCGGACGCTGATGAAGGTGCTGCCTTTTGAGGCGCGGTATGAATTTCAGACCATGGCGCCGATGAATCCGGTTTATGATGAGCGCGAGCGGCTGAAGCAGCAGTTGCTTGTCACCGGCGCGGTGGCGACACCGGTGGCCGGTGTAGGCTATGCAGGCTGGCGGTCCTTGCGGAAGTCGGCCAAGGCGATGCAGACGGAAGAGGCGCGGATGAAGCTGGGCCAGCAGTTACGAGCCGAGCGCCGTGCTTCGATGTCGGTGGGCGGCAAGGTGAACAACGCGCGGTTTGGTCCGAAGGGGCCGATTGCGCGTGAGCCGTTGCCGATCCGTAAATCCATGCAGCCGGATACGCTGGAGAGGAATCAGGCGACGAACAAGGCGATGGCCATGGGCAAGCGGTATGAGTCGGAGATCAAGAGTCGCTACCGAGCGGGCAGTAAGATGAAGATGGTGCACAGTCGCGGCGAGCGTAAGGCGATGAGGGCAACCTTGGCCATGTTGCGGACGAAATACAAATTTGCCCGCAAGGGTGCGGTGCATCAGTTCGCCATCTATGCGCGCGATGAGGAGACGGGGCGCGCGGCGGGGTTCTATGATTACGTGCAGGGGCGTTCGCTGACGCGGAAGAATCCGGTAACGGGCCGCGTCGAGGCGGCACCGATCACCACGGGGGCATTCATCAGTGCGGCTCGTCGCAAGGCGGAGGAATACAACCGGACGCGCAAGCGCGGCATGGGGTTGGTGCGCGATGTCTCGGAAGTGTCGCAAGGTAAGAAAACCAAGAAGCGCGAGTGGGAGAAGAGTTGGTTCCAGAACAAGCTGCAGACGGCAGCGGGCGCAGCGGCTTTACTGGGCGCGGGTGTGGTCTATCGCAAGGGCGGGCTGCGTTCGGCTCCGAATTGGGCCAAGTCGTTCCGGCGCGGGACGGACGCGACGATCTCCCGTGCGCAAAATCTACGGGCCACGGCGGAGGACCGCTTGGGCAAGATCATGGGTCTATCGGCCCGACTGAAGAACTCGGTGCAGATGTTCGATATGTATCAGGATTACTACAGCGCGCCGGGTTGGGATTTGCGCGATGCGCGTGGCAACAGCGCGCGGGTGTTTTCACCGAAGGCGAGGAAGCGGATGCGGCGCTCGGCGGAGTGGTATGAGAAGAAGGAGGGTCAGCGGAACATTTTGGGCGGACTGGCTGTGGCCGGAACGGTGGCGGGCACGGCGGGCGGATTGCTGGTCGGGCGCCGAATCTGGAAGCCGAAGGCGAAAGTCAAAATTGCCGAAAACGTGCTGAAAGGGCCGTGGAAAAAGAGGGCGTAGAATTGACTGAACCAACACACTTATGAACGAGATCAAGAAGAAGCTGGTGGCTTTGGAGGCCAAAGTGGATGCGAAACTTTTCAATGTGATGCGCGGTCCGGATGGCAAGTGGTATCGAGAAGATGGCACGGAGGCCAACTCGGTGGGTGACTTTAAGTCGGCGAAGGGCGCGGCCGTGGCAGTCGGTGCGGCTGGTGCTGGTTTGGGTGCTTTGGCGGGCGATCGCGCGCTCATGAACCGCTACGGCGGCGGCGGAAGCGGGATGCAAACTCGTATGGCCGCTTTGCGCAGCGCGGGTCGTGATGCGATGGAGACAGGCCGTTTTTACGGTGGCAAAGCGATTGATGCCGGAAATGATGGGTTCCGTGCTGGTCAGCGTTCGTTTCGGGCGACCAAGCCGGGAGCAATCGGCAACAAGTCGGGCAGCATGGGGCTTTTTGGGCGTTTGCGTAAAGCCTTGGGAACCGGAGCGCGCATTGCGACCGGAGGTCGCTTGAGGTTCGGGGCGGAGATCAAGCAGCGGTTGGTGGAAATGTCCTCGCAGGTTCAAAAAGCCGACGCGCGCAAAATGAACGAGTACAAGGCTATGTATTTGAAGAATCAGAATGCGGAGAAAGCCGCCAAAGCAGGCAAAAAAGCGGCGAAGATTACTCCCGAATTTCAGAGGGCGGTCTTCCGTGCGGTCTTTGGCAAAGCAAGGCTATGAAAAAGCGCAAAAAAGGCCGGTGCTGGCGGGGGTGTAAGCCGGTTCCCGGCAAGAAGGCTTACAGCGAGGGGAGCTGCACGTGCAATATGTCCGCGCTTCCCGGCACGGTTGAGCTTATGCGCGGGGACTTTGCCATTCCGGCATTGAAGCGGGCGCTAAAGCGCGGGGTTGGCAATGCGGGAGAGCCAGTTTCGATCCACGAGATCGGCGTGTCGGGCACGATGATTCCTTCGCTGCGAAAGAATCCGGCCAATGTGCAGCGCGCGACCAAGAAGTATTGGGGCGAGGACGAGGGGCTGGGTCAAGCCACGGCGGCGATGCGCTACAATCGGGACTGGGCGGCGAAGACAATCAGGGAGAGTCGAAAAAATGACCGCTATCGGCGTGATGTGAGAGATAACTTACCGGACTTGGAGTATTTGACCCGCGGACTGCGACTGGCGGCGCTGGCGCCAGGCATGATCGAGTTTGCCGATTCGCGGCCGCGTAATGATATGGGCCAGTATATGGCCAATGAGACGGGTGGGGCCGATCCGAATTCGATGGCGGCGGCCTATGGGAATGTGGAGCAGGAAAAAATCATTCGTCGCCGCAGTTTGGTGCAGCGGATGAAGGCGATGATGGGACGTAACGATCAGCAGCCTGTGATGCAATGAATGTGACGGATGATCAAGCTCACCAAATCGCGCATCATGTGGCCCATCACGACAAGGAGTTGGAGCGCCACAGTCAGTCTTTGCGGCGGATTGGGGATTCACTGGAAAGCCTGCAACGGGAGTGCCACGAGATACGTGTGACCTTGCGGGAGCGCGACCAGACGACGAAGTTCCTCAAGGCGACTTTCAATTCGATTCTTGTTGCGGTGGTCATTCAGTTGGCCGCAACGGTGTGGTGGGCAGCCAAGATGGATGCGGCGGTGCAGGCGATGACGCATACGGTGTCGGACCATGAGGAGCGGTTGCGGTCGCAAGAGCGGGTGCCATAAGTAGCGCCCGCGCCTTTGACAAGGCCGCCGAGTTGTATGAACAACTCGGTTTTTTCTTTTGCCACCCGCGGCCTTTCGGGGCGGGTGGATCGTGAGGCAGGCATTATTCGTGGCGCGGCGGTGATCACGGGCGGGGTGACGGCGCGCGGTCATGACCTGGAGGTGGATGACAAGACGCTCGAGCAGATTGTGACCTGTGGCAATGCCAAGGGGAGGGTGCAGGTAAAGCTCAATCACAAGGATCCGCAGGCGTTGCAGAGCATTTGCGGATACTTGGAGGGTTTTAGAAGGGAGGGCGACAAGGTGGTGGCGGATTGGCACCTCTTAAAGTCGCACGAGGAATACGACAAGTTGATGGAGAGAGCGGAGCGTATGCCGGATTGCTTCGGGCTATCGGCGGCTTTCGCCGGTCCTCCGCAGGGCGAGAAAGTGAAAGGCGGGAAGAAAGCGGCGCGGTGCGAAGAACTCCTAGCCGTCGACTGCGTGGCAATGCCCGCAGCGAACCCGCAGGGGCTTTTTGAGGACAAGCGAGTGGTTGACACACCGCACGAGGAAAATTCTATGGATAAGAACCAGCAGAACCAGCAGGAGCCGACGATCGCTGATGTGCTCGCCGCGCTGAATGAACTCAAGGAGACCGTTACCGATGTCTCCAATCGTCAGGCCGAGATCGACGCTTTGATCGAGGCTAACACCCCGATCACCGCCGAGGAGCTGCAAGAGCTGGCTTCGATGAGCGATGCAGAATTGGCTGATCAGGGCATCAGCCGCGACGAGGTCAACGAAGCCATCGAGGCTTACAATGCCGCGATCGAAGCCGAAGCCGGTGAAGGCGCCGTCGAAGGCGAAGGTCAAGAGGCTGGTGAAGGTGAGACTGCTGCTGCTCCGGCCGGTGCCGCGAGCGGCGAGGGCGCTTCTTTCAGCGAACTGCGCAAGCGCGTGGTCGAACTGGAAAGCCAACTCAGCCAGAAAGCGGAGGACACGGAGAAGGCCGAGGTCATGCACGCTTTCGACGTTCTCGAAGCGAAGATGACCGCGCTGACCGCGCAGAATGACGCTTTGCAGCGCACGATCCGCCTGCAGGGGATCAAGGCCGCAACTCCGGGGACCGAGAGCCTTCGCATGTTCAACGCGCCGGAAGGCGACGAGAAGGTGACTGAATTTGACCGGCTGGTCAGCACGAAAGCGACCGAGCTGGAGGGAAAGGGGCAGAGCAAGACGGTGGCCCGTGCCAACGCGATCCGTTTTGCGATGAAGGACAACCCGCGCGCTTACGCCGAGCACAACGCCGCTCGCGGAATCGTGAAACTCGCTGACGCCTAAACCCAAGGAGGAACAAGATTATGGCAAACATCAGAGACAATTCAGACAGCTTCGTGGCGGCGAGTTCGTCTGGGATCGCGGGTGACATCCGCGTGAAACTCAACAGCAGCCGCAAACTGGAAGTGGCCGGTGCCTCCGACATCGAAATCGGTGTGACCGACTACGCAACAAAGGATGCAACCACCCCGGTCAAAGTCAATCTGACCAACGGTGGCGGCAGCTTCGATGTGGTGGCGGGTGATGCGGTGGCCATCGGTGCCATCGTGAAGCGCGCCGCCAACGGCAAAGTCACAACCGGCGGAGCCGGTGCGAACTTCGGCATTGCGCTGGGTTCGGCCGCAGCAGACGGCGATGTGATCGAGGTTTACCCGCTCTAATTCAAGGAGGAGACTACTATGTATACAAACACAGACGCAGTAATTCGCCCCGAACTCCAAACGGTGGTGCAAGAGGCTTTGGAAGCTGAAAAGTTTTTCATCGCTGACAAAATTTTCACGCCCTTCGGCGTGTCGACCAACACGGGCGAGTATCGCAAGATCCTCAAGGGGACCGGCAATATCCTTGCCACGACCTCGAGCGACATCACGCTGCGCGCTCCGCGCACGGCTTACAAAGAAGTCGATCGCACCTACTCCAAGGCTTCGTTTGCCTGCCAAGACCGCGGCTTGACCGAAGTTGTCGATGACAGCACTCAGGCCGATCTGCAGCGTTTCTTCGACGCGGAAAGCGTCTCGACCCGCTTGTTGCTGGCCAACATCCTCCGCGCGCAAGAAAAGCGTGTGGCGGCCAAGGTGATGAACGAGTCGATCTGGGGCAAAGCTGACGCTGCGGTGGCCTACACCGACGCGAACTTGGCCACGATCGACGTTGCCACCGACGTTGAGGAAGCCATCGCCCGCGTTCACAAGCGCCAGGAATCGGTCAACACCATCGTGATGAGCCGTAACATTTGGAAGCGTGTTCGTCGCAGCACCAAGCTCCGCGAATACATCTTCGGTGGAGACAGCGGCGGCAAGATCGTGACGAAGGACATCTTCCTGTCGATCTTCCAAGACAGCGCTCCGATCACTCAGCTTTTCATCGCGGAAGCGACGGAGAGCACAGCGGCAAAGAACACGACAGTGGCGGACAACAAGTTGTCCTACCTCTGGGGCGACGATTACATCTGGCTGGGCAACGTGCAAGCGGGTGCCCCAGAGATGGGCGGCGCCGGCCGTATCTTCTACTGGCAAGAGGACGCCGAGTTCATGTATGTCGTCGAAAGCTATCGTGACGAACCCCGCCGCAGCAATGTGGTCCGTGTTCGCCAGAACAACGACGAGCATGTGGTTAACGAGTGCGCAGGCACTTTGATCAAGACGGGCTACACGGCCTAAGAAGTTTCACCATCCTGCAACAGACCCCCGGCAGCGCAAGTTGCCGGGGGTTTCTGTTTGTGGGGTTGACGGCGGGGCGGCGGTATGTTGTTCGACGATGCGATGGCGGCGGCGGATGAGGCGGCGTTTGCAATGCTGAGTTCGGCGCGTGCGTCCGTGTGGAAATCGGGGCAAGAGTCGCGGACGCGTGAGGTGCGGGCGATCGAGATGCCGCGTGATTTGGGCGGAGATTACCGTCCTGGTGGACGCGTGGAGGAAGTAAACTTCGCGCTGGAGTGCGAGGCGGCGCCTTTGCGGGAGGAAACGACCGGACTGGTGTTTGGCAGTCCGGAAGTGAAGGACGGGTGGCTAGTAAAGTGGAAGAATGTGACTTATCGGATTTCCAGTGTGACGTGGCAGGGGGCGACGGTGACGCTGAATCTGGCGTCGAGGAATGACAGTAGTGGCGGTTGGTAAGATGAGCGCGCGTTACGAGATCGAGGCGATGGTGGTGGGGGCTTTGAAACCCTTGGAGCACGAGCTGGGGGTGCCGGTGCTGGCGGGTCGGACCACGGGTGAGCGACCGGGATCGTTCATTGTGGTGCGAGCGGAAGAGGAAAAGTTTGTGATTCCGAATGCACGGGCAGGTTTTGTCGAGGTCGATGTGGTGAGTGTGTCGCAGTTGGATGATGCGGGTGAGTTAGCGGCGAGCAAGGCCAGGATTGAGCGGATCGGGTTGTATTTTGGCACGGCAGAGGTGATGGAGGATATGCGGGAGGCCGGGACGGCGGAGATGACAACGTGGCCGAGTTTTGCGCTGATGCGCGGAACGAGCACGTTGCGCAAGGATCGTTCAGTGGGGGATGTGCTGCGCGTATCGTTCGGTGTGCAGCGTATGTGAGGCTGTCGCCGTGCGTTTCAGATTGGAAATTGCAAAGCGCAGCGCGCTTTATCTGGGACTTCTTTATGTCAGGGGGGCGTGGGGGGTTGACACTGTAAGTGGGTCATGCCCAAAGAGAACTGGGGAGCGATTGCGCGGGAGAGCGCAGAGCACGCACATCGTAGCGTGGTGTCGGATTACAAGCGGCAAATCACGGCCGGGTTGGAACGGATCAAAGAACTGGAGGAGCAGCTAGGGGTGGTAGACGCGCTGAATGCGGCCAAGCCCTCGCAGAAGCCGTTGGCGGTTAAAAAGACGGCGAAGTGTCAGGCGGTGGCGGTGGCTTTGGCGAGTGACTGGCACGTGGAGGAGCCGGTGACGGCGGATTCGACCAATGGACTGAATCATTTTGACCTGCGCGTGGCGGAGGCCCGGATCGAGAAGTTTTTTAACAGTGTGGTGCGGCTCACGGAGATCGAGCGCAACGGTGCGGAGATCGACACGTGCCTGTTGTTTTTGGGCGGCGACCTGATGAGTGGATATATCCATGAAGAGCTGGCGGAGACGAATGCGCTGAGTCCGACGGAGACGATTTTGTGGGTGATGGAGCGGGTCTCGCGGGGGATCGCCTTGTTGCGGCAGAATTTTTCGCGGGTCTTGATTCCGTGTTGCTACGGCAACCATGGGCGGACCACGAAGAAGCCGAGGCATGCCACGGGGTTTCGCAACAGCTACGAATGGTTGCTCTACAAGGTGATGTCGCAGCGGGTGCAGGACGGGGTGGAGTGGCAGGTGGCGGATTCGTATTTCAATTACGTGGATCTGTTTGGCAAGACGTTGCGGTTTCACCACGGGGACGGGTTGAAGTATCAGGGCGGCATCGGCGGGCTGACCATCCCGACGGAGAAGGCGATTGCCTCGTGGAACAAGGCACGCGTGGCGGATCTGGATTGTTTCGGGCACTGGCACACGCAACAGCAGAATCCGAAGTGGGTGAGCAATGGCTCGCTGATCGGCTACAATGCTTACGCGATCAGCATCAAGGCGTCCTATGAGCCGCCGCAGCAGACATATTTTCTCTTCGACTCGAAGAGAGGGCGCACGATCACAGCGCCGATTGTTTTAGCATGAACTGGAAAGCCGAAGTAAACCGGATGAATGTTTCGGCTTATGCCTGGCCGAAGGGTTGGAGCACGCGAGACGAGATCGCGGAGCAGGTGGAATGCTCGCCGGAGCGGGTGCGCGAGGTGCTCAATCCTGGCATCAAGGCGGGAACCATCGAGTTCCGGGATTTCAAGGTTTGGGAAGATGGTCGCTTTGTTCGCCGCACGGGCTACCGGAAGGTGAGCCAAGCAGCGGCCAGCGCACCGAAGGTGGCGCCGCAGGCAATGGAGCCTAAAGCGGGAATGCCGGTGGTGTCGCGCAAGCGGGGGACCAAAGGCAAGATCGTGTCGGTCAAGGGCGATCGGATGGTGATTGAGTGGGAGACAACGGGGCGGAAGGAGTGCAGCATGTCGGCGTTTCGCAAGAAGGACATCCGGCTGGCTTGACATCGGTGGGCAGGCATGGCCCTTCGAATGGTAGCGCGACCGGAGAAATGCCCGCCTTGGGTGGCGGATCTCATTGTTGATCTGGATACGAGGTGTTTTCCGGAGGATTACCGCGTGAAGCCGGAGGGGGCTTACTGGTGGATCGAAGAGGAGCGGGGCGAGCCGGTGGCGTTTGCCGGAATGAAGGTGTGCGCTGCGGAATACAATCGCGGGCTAGGCTATCTATCGCGGGCGGGGGTGCTGCCGAAGTATCGGGGGCAGGGACGGCAGCGGCGGCTGATCCGCGCGCGGATAGCTTTGGCGCGACGGCTGAACTTACTGGAGGTCGTGACGTATGTGGTGGCGGCGAATCTGGCGAGTGCGAACAGTCTGATCGGCGTGGGCTTTCGGCTTTACAGTCCGGCAGAGCGCTGGGGCGGGAAGGATGCGTTGTATTTCCGGCGGCGGCTGGGAGGTTGACATGGCGCTGTTGGCATTATGCCTCTTTCGACAGCCGGACTAAACAGCGCGGGGATCACATTGTCCACAGCCATTCCTGCCGGAACGGTGATCACGAACATCAACGAGATCATTTCGATCACGGTTCGCCGGATCAATTCGACTCAGATCGAAGCCAAAAAGAGCAACGGAGACATCGCGGCGATTGCCTATGGCGGGGAGAAATACGAGATGGAGGCCGAGGGTTACACAACCCAGAGTCAAGTTCCGGCCCTGACCAACGCGAATTGGACTGCCTTCGGACTGTCGGGGCGCGTGATGAGCTATGAAATCCTCGGATCGAACGAGGACTTCGTGAAGCTGCGCGTGAGCGGCATAGGATTTGCCGGAGCCTCCTAATGGATGAAGTCCGCTTTGTCTTTGACGAGCGGTTCATCGAAGCGTTTGTCAGCAAGCCTGGATTGCATCGGGTGATGGGACGGCGTTTGCGGCCGTTCAGCACATGGCACTTGTTGCAGTTGCAATATGTGCAGAATCCTTTGGTGACAGGTGGCGCGGTTGCGGCGGGAGATATGGATTTGGCGACGAGGATTTGCCAGACGCAGTTTCCGGAAGCGGTGCGACCGAAGCGGCGGTGGTGGACGTGGCGGGCAATACGTGTGCAATCGGCGGTGGCGGCGTTTGAGGCATACGTGGCAGATTATGCCAGCGGTCCGGACATCCAAGCCGAGCAGACTAAGACGCAATCGGCACGGTTGCCCGATATGGACAGTCTACTGCAGGAGTTGGCGCTTTACCGCAAGATGAGTGGCTGTTCGCGTGAGGAGGCGTGGAACGTGCCGATCGGGGAGATGGCGTGGATGAATGCGGCGTGGGCGCGGATGGAGGGGGCTAAGTTTTCTATTATGACGGAGTTGGAGCGGTCGGCGCTACGGAGAGCGAAAGCAAAATTGACAGAGGCGAAATGAAATGCCTCCGCTTCTGCAAAATCTCGGGGCCGGGGCGCGCAATTTGGCCAATGCGGCGGTGGGCGCCCAGAATGTGAACAAGGCGCTGGGGGCGGCGGCAAAGGCAGGGACGGCGCTGAAGGTGGCGTTTGCCGATATGCTGAGTCCTCTGGGGTTGGCGGCGGGGTTTGCCCTCACCTTCAGCGTGGGTCTTTACAAAGCGGTGATGAACTCCCGCTTGCTGCAGGCGGCTTTGGAGCGGGTCGCGCAAGTGCAGGTATATTCGGTGCAGTTCGAGAAGTTGCTCGGCGGGCTGCGTCAGGCAAAGCAGCGGCTCAATGAGCTGGCTTCGATGGCGGCGAGCGGGCCGTTCAAGTTTGATGATTTGGTGCAAGCGAACGAGCGTTTACAAAGGCTGTCGCGCGGCGGGTTTGCTGGGAAGAAGGCCATGGAGATGGTCGCGGATGCGGCAGCGGCGACAGGGGTAAGCACGGCGCAGATGGCTGGTATGGTAGGCGGTGCGTTTGACGATGCTTTCAGCGGCCGCTCGATCGAGGGAGCGGTGAATCAGTTGCGAGATGTGGGAGCGATCAGCATGTCGGCGGCGGACAAGCTGATAAATCTCGAGCGAGCGGGAGTGCGCGGCAAAAAGCTTTTCGATGAACTGACACGTTCTTTAGCGGCAAACAAGGGGGCGGCGGCCGCGTTGCGCAACACGATTGCGGGGTTGAACAATGAGCTGGAGCAGGCAAAAGGGCAGCAGTTGGGGTCTATCGGGGAGATGTTTGCCCAGGGGCAGATGGATGGGTTGCGGGCTTCGATCAAGTTGGTAAAGGAATTCGGGCCGGTGCTCAAGGAGTTGCTGATGCCGTTTGCGGTGGTGGCCAATGCGATCGGCAAGATTACGCTGGGTGTAAGCAAGTTGGTATCGAACATTCCGGGGCTCAAAAGCGCGCTGGTCGGCGTGGCGCAAGCAGCGGGGACGGCAGCGGTGGCATTGGCGGCCTTGGGATTGTTTCAGTTGGCGGTGGCGATCCGGGCTTTGGTCTTGCCGTTGCTGGCGAAGTTGGTGACAGGATTGGTAGCTTCTGCAGCGGCGGGTGGTATTGTTGGTCGTGCATTAGGTTTTGTGGCGGGTGGCTTATTGCGTTTTTTGGGTCCGATTGGGCTGGTCTTGGCGGCATTGGATTTGATGGGTGTAAAATTTGAGAATGTGGCAAGGTCGGCAGGTTTGTTGCCGGATTCTGTGACGGAAGCGGCGGAGGCTTCGCGCAAGGCGAGCCAAGATATTCGGGAAGCGTTGGATGGGTTGCGCGCGGGGGGAGGCGGAACGGCAGGCGAGGGGATAGAAATTTTGGGCGCGGCGGAGGAGAATTTCCGTCGCGCGGAGAAGGCCCGCAAGGAGGCTGCGGGACAAAGGCCGTCGGAGACTCGAGAGGCGGTAGGAGGCATGGCGGCGACGGTGCTGGGCGCGCCAGTGGATGCTCTGGCGGGCATCGTGAATGCGGGAGCGCAAATGATGGGGATGGCTTCGCCCTTCAAGACTTCGGTGGATCAAAGCGGAACGATAGATCCGATTGGAGGATCGGAAATGTTGCGGGAGTTTTTTACTGGAAGCCAGGGTCAGGCGCAGCGCGAGCAGGAGGCGGCGGCAGCAGCCGAAGAGGCCAAGAGGTTGCGGGATGAAGCGCGTGCTCAACTGGATCAGACTCCGGCACAGTTTTTGAATGATCCGGATTTTGCGGCGGCGAAGTCGGAGGCATTGGAGATTATGGATCGGGCCAACGCGGCGCAGGACAGGCTCAATGAGGCGGAGATGCCCGATGAGCAGAGGGCTCAAGAACAAGAGAAGATCGACGCGATGCGTTCTGAGGCGGAAGCCAAGATGGCACCGGAGGCCATGGAGGAGCGGTTCAACCGGCGGATGGCGCGGGACGATGTGAAGGCGTCAATCACGCGGGCAATGGCCGATGGCACAGGCAACGAGCAGCTGCGCGTCCAAGCCAACGAGTTAGAAGATCGAGTGAAAACGGAGCGCCGGGCCAAGGAATTTCAGTCCATGGGGATAGAAAGACCGGAGGCGATGGAGATGGCCCGCGCGCAAACGGTGAGCGAAAGGCTGCAGAGCGAGCAAGAGCGGGCCCAAGCCATGACGTTTTCCTCGGGTTTGGCCAAGGTGGGTGGAGCAGCGGGTGAAATGGGCGGTGGCAAAAGCGAGGAGGCCCGACTGTTGACTGAAATCCGCAATTTGATGGAGCGTGACACGAACGGCAAGCCGCCGCCGCCAATGCCGGAAACCATGAAGAAGATGCAGCGCTAAAGATATGCCAATCCAAGTCACAGGATTATTCAACCCGCAGTTTGAAAAAGAGCGGCAAACAGTAGACCGCGTCGGCTTTATGCAAACGGTTTGGGTAAGACGCATGAAGACGGAGGACTTGCTTACCAGCAAAATCGAAAAGCTGCTTTACAGGGAGGATATACGCTTCATGCGCGAGGAAGTGGAGTTGGTTGATGGTGTGTCGGTCATCCGACATTTTTATGATGGCCTGCCCGCTGGCGCAGCGGATTCCAGTGGTAGGGCGGGCATCAATACGCTGTATGAATTTGATCCGTCCTTTGATGAAGTGCCGATACAAGCGCACCACAACTTCGGTGGGCCCGATGGTTCGGATGACAGCCTTTTCAAGAAATATGGGGGATACTATGACGGCAATGGCAATTTAAGATGGCGACCAGCGGAGAGCAAATCAGGTAAGAGTTCATCAAGGGGCTTCGCTAAACTTGGGAGCCCTGCCGTGTCGGTCGGAGGACCGGGTGATGTGAAAAGTCTGCAGGGTGTAGAGTCTTACCTTCGGATGGGCGGAGTGTTTCGTATCGTTTACGCGCATCGAGGCGAAGCGATGCCGCCAAATTTGTTTTTCGGGGTAGGAACAATCCAAACACCGCCAGACTCGAAGTATTTGCCAACTTTGCCCTCGACGCGCAACTGGCTGAAGGGGCCGCCTAGTGCGCGATGGCGTGGCAATGCGTGGGAGATCACGGAGGAATACATACTTTCCGGAGTGGGTGGATGGATCAAGGACATCTACGATGGAAAGACCGAGAGCAAAGCAGGGCAAAGCACGTGATTTATCCTGGTCACAATATTCGCACGAGGAGCTTTGGCCAAGACGGACGCCACGTGATCGTGTCGCGCGGATCGAATCCTTCGATCTGGTCGGGGGCGTTTTCGTTGGCTTTGGGCGCGGATTATGTGACGGTGAATTTCGGGCTCGTCAACGACGTTGAGCCGGAAATCAACGGAGTGCCGATCAGCGGCGTGACCGCGAAAGGGGATCGGGTGCAACAACCGCAGTTGATCTTGGAAGACGGTTTTGATGCGGAGGGGCGGCAGTGGGTGGCGTTGCAGGTGGAGGTGGACGACGAGGGGCGGTTTGCAAAAAAACCGACAGTTGTCGTGACCAAGGACATACGATCATCGGGAGAAAAGATCGGCCTGCATCCTCTGGGGGTGTTCACCATTACTCGGGAGCTGCATCAAGTAACGCATTTCCATCTAAAACACGCTTGGATCAAAAGCATACGGCGCGATAGCGGGCCTGCGCGTCATTTTTTTTGGAGTGCATGAAAAGGCTGTCGCAAGTGGTGGCGCAAAATTCACCGACGGACTCGTCACCGGCAAAGCCGGTGGTAAGCAGCGGGGTGGGCATTTTGCAATCGCAGGTCGGAGAGGCCACGACTCTCTCGGCGCTGCCGACGGCAACCTTCATGCATCCTTGGGAGGTGCATGCGATCAACTACATAGAGTGGCAGCAGGAGGGTGATCCTCGTCAGGGTTGGACGTTTCGGATGGTGCCGGGTTTTGTCAACGGGATTGATCCGTTATGTTTTGGGGTATTTGCCACGGGCGAGACGGCGAGTGCACGAGACATTTCTCGGGGTAGGGGCAGCGGGTTAAACCGGGTGGGCGGCGCGGCGCGCGAGTTTGGCGGCGGGTCGCGGGGATATGGTGACACCAAGTTGGGCGGTGGGGGAGAGCCAGCGTATTATCCGTTGCTGCAGGGTCCAGTGATTCCGGTGACGAGCTATCTGAAATCGTTCACCAGGATACCGCCGTTTTTCAAGGAGCAGGGAGTCAAGGAAGTGGCGCAGGATTTTGCTGCGGCGGGTTTATCGGTCAATGCGGCTGGAGGGATCACGATGAACCTGACGCCGAGCGCTGAAGAGGCGCAAAATCAGATTCCGTCGAGATTGCTGATCGGGCAGGATTTTTGGATTTCGATTGCCCGGGCCGCTTACAAATCGGATGTGACGCTGGTGGGCAACCTGATCACGGGGCAGATCATGGATTATTCGGTGGGTTTTGACGGGTCAGAGGTGGAGCGCGTAGGCGTGCGCCCTAGACTGAATCAGGGTGATTTTCAGCGAATGGCCTTTGAGCGGGAGTCGCGCCGCGCTGAGGTGCGGCTGCGCCTGCAGACGGGCGGACCGGTGGATGATCCGTATGACTACCAATTTCTTTTCACCTTTTGGCTGTTGAGTCCGGAGATAATACCGCAGTTGGATGCCGGTCAGCCGGGAGCACCCGCCACGACCTCTCCGCCGCTGTCGCAGTGGGAGCCTTATGTCGAGTATGGCATTGGGCCTAATACCACGGGAAACTCGGGCGGCGGGTGGTGGAATTTTTACCATGCGGCCAAGAACGAGCCGCCGTTCAACGCCAAGCAGCTCAGTTTATCGTCAATCGGCGCGTTGGTGGGGCGCTATACGTTTGTGCCGCAGGCCACGCAGGGATTGCTGGAGGCCGAGCAGCAGAGAATTTTGAACGCAATGCTCAACAGCACCTCAAACGAGGGTCAATTCTGGAACTAATATGGGAGACGAATTCGGATTGGACAAGGCGGCGCGGAGGACGGCGGCGAATGATTTGCAGCAGCAAGAACGTCGATTGCCTGTGAATCTGAACTGGGCGTTGCCCGGGGCGTTGACTCCCTTTAACTGGAAGTTTTTCGGGGTTCGTCCTCCGGAATCGGGGATGCCGAAGAAATCATCATGATTACGGTGGAGTTTGATTTGGTGGATGATGGGCAGGAGGACGAGCGGCGGCGTCTGGTAGGGGAAATTGCGCGGCTTCAAGCCCAGCTGGAGGCTTTGCCGCTTGACGATCCCGGAATGGTGCGGGCGAGCCTGCAGGCGACCATCAATGGGCTGCAGGAGCAACTGATCGCCATGTCCGCCTTTAATGAGGATGAGGGCGATGATCTAGCATTCGGCTCATCTAACGCCTCCTCCTTATCTATCTTCAAAACAAACATTCTCAGAGCTGGTGTCGGCGTTAGAACCTTTTTCCCCGCACGAAATGGTCGGAATTGACAGGTGTGGGCGGTAAGTGCGCTCCTTGTATTATGCCAATTTGCAGACCCGGCGCCCGGCCAGCAGTATAGGGGGTGGCGAAGTCACCATTCCTAGTCTGCTGGCCGGACAACAGTGGCAGATTGCGCTTCGCTTTACCGATGCTGCGGATGGGCAGTTCGGAGAGATCCGTCCCCCGGTGCGAAGTTTGCGGGCCTCGCTTGGACCGCTGGATGCGCGCCCGGCAGCGGGTAGTTTTCGGTTGCAGGTAGGTTTGGGGAATTCGACAAGTGCTAATACGACAGCAGCCTTGGCTGCCAATGCCACGGCAGTGCAGGTGGCGGCGGCGCTGAATGGTTTGGCGGGCGCGGGCGGAGACTATTCCGTGGATTTCGATGCTGGATCTTACCTGATCCGGCGCGCTGGCGGGCAGATGGTGACTTTGACCTCGAGGCAGAATGTCTTGAGTCCGATCAGCGCGGTGCGAGTGAGGCCTTATCAAGTGGATGGCGCCTGGGTGCACGAGGTGCGCTTAATCCAAGCGCCTTATGCTTTTGCCGACAATGCGGCGCAAGCATTACCGACACCACCTTTCGTGCAGACGCTGGTGGATGGCTACACTTCGCCGGACAATACGTGGAAGATCAACGAGGTGCAGCAGTTGATCTTACCAGCGGAGTTCCGGTCTACTTACCGGCTGACTTTCAATTATGCAGGCGGCGTGGCCAACACGGGGTTGCCGCGCAAAACGCGGGTGCTGGGGATCGAGGATGGCGCCGCGGAGTTGCAGGCGGCGATCAATGACATTCTCAAGGATTTGGGGGGCTACGACGGCGAGGTGGCGGTGGCCAACCCAACCAGCAATGTGGCGCGCATCACTTTTGGCGGCAGAGCTTTGGACGGTGTCGATGTGCCGCCTTTGGGGGTGGAGGCGTTTCCGTTGCCGGGCGACGAGGGGGATTGGGTATTCACGTTAGACTTAAATCGCTCCGAGATGTGGGTGGCGCTGCGCGGGGCAGAATCGGTGACTGTGCCTTTCGAGGTGGAGGCGGATGTCTATATCGACCGGAACGATTTGAGTCAGGGGTGGACGACGATCAAGCTCTGGAGCGTGCCTGTGACAGTGACGCGGCCGTTGCTTTATGAGGGCCTAGCGGCGGCCCAGTCCATTGATTGGCTAAGGCCGATTTCGCCTCGCTCGTATGTGCCGTTCAACCCCGACCAGATCATAACCGGTCAGCAGCATTGGGTGGGGACGATCGGGTTTGGCACGGCCAACAGTCCGGCTTATGGCACTGCGGTGAGCGTTGGTTTTGGCACGGCAGGTGGGGAGCAGATTTTCACGATCGACCATGATCTCAATACCGAGGCAGTGCATGTGACGGTGCGAGAAAATGAAGCGCCTGGAGACATCGTTTCGCCGAAACGGGTGAGCGTGGATGGACCGAATAGTGTCTCTGTGGCCTTCGGCAGCGCCTTATCGAGCGGTGATGTTTACGGGGTGGTGATCACGAGCGCGGGCCCGCGGAGTGTGTTCTTGGGGCACACGCACACGACGGCGCAAGTGACGGGGTTGGAGGAAATCATCGGGGCATTGGCCGAGCGCGTGCTGGCACTGGAGCGGCTGTTGCCGAGGAGTGGTGCAACGGAGAGCGGGATAAGTGATAAACCGGCTGAGACGTTGCTTCCGTGCGTTGGGGAAGTGTTGCCCGATTTAAGCGCGTTGGATTTCCGATTGCCCACCGTGGCAAGCCAAACCTTTGCCAGTCCAAATCAGGGAAGCCCGGCATCGGAACAGCTAAACCTAATTCCCAAAGCGCCGGAGGGAACGTCCGCGGCGCAACAGGAGAAGCAGGCGGAGGACGAAAAGGCCAAGCAAAAGGAGGATCCGGATGCGATGCCGCCGAATTTGTTGCTGCGCGCGTTGATTCCGGGCGTGGGAAGCACTGGCAAGCCCGCTCGCCCAGGGGGCAAAAACAATGAGGGAGAGGTTGTTCCAGAGGTGCCCGAAGCGCCCGCCACCCCGGCGCTTTTCCCGCCCCGCCGTGGATCAAAAATGCCGGTCTTGCTGCAAGCAGTGCAGAGTTCGGCGCCGGTCAATACGTCAGTGTTGCCCACGGGCACGGCGTTGGTCGATGGCAGGGTGTATCGCTACACGGGCAGCGAGGAGTTTTTCGTGCCGGGCGATCTGGGGAGGCCGACTCTGAAGCTGCCGTCGCAGGGCGTGTTCGCCTACAAGCAGGGGCAGTTTTACCGAGTGCGAAGTGAGGGTGGCAGTGTGTATTATCCGGTGGAGTTCGAGCGCGAGCTGTGGCGCGTGCATCTTTCGGCACAGCAGATGCCAGAGGGGGCAACGCTGACGATCGGGGGGGAACTGAGGTATCGCCTCTTGGGAGAGTTTTTCGATGCGGTGCTGTCCAAGCAAGCGCCGCTGGATTTGGCCGCGCAATACATGCTCTACGTCGAGGCGTTGGAGTTGGAGGAGGGTGGGGCGCTAGGTGCGGTGAAGCGCACAACTACTCTGGCGGCAACACAGGTGATCGTTTCGCCCGTGCTGGAATCCTTCCGCTGGAGGCTGGCGGTAACACGGGACGCGTCGGGGCTGGCTTCGAGTTTCACGGCCTTTTCGACGACCACTTCGGCAAGTGGATTCTCCGCGCCGTTCATTTTGCGGATGCGTTTGGGCGGCTTTGACATCGACGACATGGCGTCGGATGTGGTGAGGGGCCAAGTGGCTCTGATTATGCCCCCGACCCGGGCAGAGGTAGCACTATGATTATTTCAGCGATCGAGAAGATTGAAGCATTGCCGGTGCCGCCGCTGGGCTTGCTCCCGGCATTGCACGATGCGACGTTGACGACGTTTGTCGGAACCACGCTGGTCACAGGAACAGCCGTTGCCTCCACATTGCCCAGCGCGGACCAGCATGCCAATCAAGTGTTTTTAGTCACGGTCGCGGACATTACGGCGCCGAGTTATGAGTCTTGGCCAGCGCAGACGATTGCCAAGACCACGCATGTGGGGTCGGACGGAAGATTTTGGTATCCGGTGGTGCCTTACGGAACGACAAACACTTATTACCCGAAGGCCTTCGAGCGGACTCTTTACACGATTGCTTTTACTCCGGCGTCTTTGCCTTTGAGGCTACAATGGGAGCTACTGCGGGAATACAGCTTCCGACTTTTCAACAACAACACGGATGTGGTGTGGAATATCGTGTGGGAGTTTGGTGACAGGATTGCGGAGACATCCCCAGCCCCGGTTGGCCCGAACATCAAGGCTTACTCGTGGCGGCGGCCTCTCTTGGACGAGCAAATTCCGATCACCGATGTGCTAACCAAGAATATTTTCGGCATCAGCTTGCGTAAGATCGAATACACGCAAGCGGGAGCACCGGTGTATGAGTCGACTATCGAGCGGTATGGGAGGCGATTGGCAGCGTCGAGCGCGCAGTTGCCTTTGACGGAAAACTTTGTCCTGCGGCTGCGCTTATCGTCGTTCGACACCCTGGACTATGTGACGAGTCCGCGGGGTTACGTGGCCTATTTGGTCGATGCCGTTAAAGCAAAATAATAAGTTATGCCACTTGCCGCACCAACTAATCTAACGCTTGTAAACCTGATGCGGGGGCTGGGGCAGCGGGCGAGTATGAACAATGTGTATAATCAGCGGATTGATGCGGCTGGCCCCTCTCAAATTACTTTGATGGGCATTCTGCGATGGAACAACACGGAGACTCAGGCGCATACAGTTGAGGTAGTCGTAAATGGTAAGACGGCTTATGCTGCCAGAGGATCGAGGAGTATGTTGGTCGAGCTTGGCCTCCGTAACGCGCCGGATTTAAGTGATATTGCGGTGAATGCGAGCGTTAAGTTGAAAGGCGTCACGGAGTCATCTTCACCCGCACTCCTGACAACGAGCTTGGATATCAAGCAGCCCGTGGCTAACTTTATCACTCCATTGGCTATTGCGGACAATGGGGACAATCGGTTGAAGCTCCCAGATTGGTCGGGATGGATCAATGGGTTTTGGGACTATTATTCTTACTCCCGCTCTGTCCCTCTCCGCCGCTTTGGCCGTCTGTCATATTCGGCAGACGCGCTGCAGATTTCTAATCGAGAGATCGCGGTGTTATACAACAACACTTTTAGCAGCTTGATGGGGTATCAGCAGGTATTGTCGAATTCAGCCGTTACTCCTGATGCGCGGCAAACCGTGCTGGGCGACTCTCAATATGTCGATACGTCGCTTGACCTGCCCTCCGCGCTGCAGCAAGGCGTTATTCACCGCGCCGCCTTTTCTGTCAGTGGAGGGACTCTCAGCATAGGCGCGACTCCGGTCTTAATAAGGGAGGCGACGGTGGTTACAGATCCCATCGCTTACTTGGGGCAATCATTCAAACAGCGCAATGTCCCCGCACAGTATATTCAGTTGAGCCACTACGTTGTTCCAGACGAGTCGATCGCGGCGAGCGCGCGCACAGAAACGCTGTTTTTCGCGGCTCCTGCGCCGGTGGGGCCATTTGAAGCGGAGAATGTGGTTGCGAAGGTTCTGAGAAATGCCGCAGTCCGTTTTGAACTGAAGGCTTCTTACCGAGCTACGTGGTCGTTGTCGGGGACAACAGCTTTAGGGATCGAATATGACCCCCCGGTGTTTGGAACGGCTGGCCCTGATCGGGCGTATCTGGCTGGGACTCTGCCGACCGCTGGCACCTTTGTAATATCCCTGACGGCGACCAAAGTGGGCTCTACGCTAACCGCAACGTCGAAGGCCACAATTACAGTGGTGGACAGTTTGCCCCGCACGACGATTGCGACCAACTCGACGATCGCGCGGGAAGGGATTGATGCCCGGGTGGGGGAGTCGGTGAATCTTTCCTTGGCGGCAACGCCCTCGGTGGCCACGTGGCGCTCGGAGGGATTGCCGCCGGGAGTGACGATAGACGCATTTGGAATGATTGGGGGCATCCCGACCCGTGCCGGGGTGTATTTTGCCTCAATCACCGCACAAGCGGACGAGTATGATGTGTCGTTGCCATTGACGATCAGATTTGTGGTGGGAGTAGGAACGATGCCGCTCGGCTCGGCGGCGTCGCAACGGATACCATGGCTGCTCACGGAATGGAAATTGACGGATCTGCAGGTGTTGGCGCGGTCTCGGGAGGTGGAGAGCACGTTTCTGGAAGGGGCGGGCGGGCTGCGGATCAAGCTGGGGGATGACGTGAGTTTTGTGGTGTTTTTCGTGGGGCCGAATGATGATGTCTTCGCCATGTCGCCGGAGACGTTGCGGTTGACCGTCCGGACGGAGAAGAATCTGGATGATGTGCTGGTGTTTAAGTCGGCAACTCCTCCGGTGGCAGTCGTAAGGGAGGGAATGACGTATTACGAGATGAACGTGCGGACGGGCAATCGAGAGCGTGAGTTGGCCCTGGAGTGGGTGGAGGAGAAGGATGCCAATACGGCTTTGCCGTGCGTGGCGGATCTGGATTGGACGAAGGATGGCAAGGTGTATAGCTCGCGTAGCTTTCCGATGCTACTCGAGTTGGACGTGACGCGCCCCTAAAAGCCTATGGACTTGACTGCGCTCAGTCGCGTGCCATGGGTGGCGGACCAGTGGGATCTGGTCGATCTGCAGATTGATCTGCGAGGCGGCGGGGTCTCGGGCTCTTTGCTGGAAAACGGGACGCTGCCGCTGCGGGTCAACGATCACTTCCGCGTGGCGGTGGTGTTTTTCGATCCGGTGGGCGTGGCGGTGGATCCGTTGGCCACGCGGTTGCGTTGGAGCGTGCGCGATGAGAAGAACGATGAGCCGCTGATGGCGATAACACTGGAACCGGCGGTGGCGGCGACGGATGAGAGCACACCGTATTTTTTGTTGGAACCGGACGCGCGGCGGTTCTCGGCTCTGGCCACGGAACGGGGTGAGGCGGGCTCGGTGCTGAGATGTGTGGCCGATGTAGATTGGCTGGTAGGGGGCAAGCTGTATTCGAGCCGGACTTTTACGGTGGTCATTGAATTGGAGGGCGGAAGTTTCTCAGGAGCGGGAGGTGGTTCACCCCAGCCCGCGCCGACGACACCAACGCCAACGCCGCCGACGACACCAACGCCAACGCCACCGACGACACCAACGCCAACGCCGCCGCCGACGACACCAACGCCGCCTACCACGCCGACGCCGCCTACGCCACCGAGTCTTGATGAGACGGCAATCCGTGCGCTTTTCGACGTTTGGCTGCTGGGCAAGCTGCCGAGTGAGGCGGGGCTTTTATGGATCCGAAATAGTGGGGAAATTATCGCGGCTAACCCTACTCCAGCCCAAAACTTCCGTGAGATGTATGACTTGCTGGCCGCTGGGTCGTGACGCTGGGGCTGCGGACCCGCTGATTGACAGATCGCTTCAGATTAGAGGCCATGATTATCCGCGATTTAAGCATAGCGCGCCGAAGTGACTTTCTTTTGGAGGCGCACTTCTCCCGGGGAACTACGCCAGTGAACATCTCTGGCTGGAAATTTTGGTTCACGGCGAAGCGGGATCTCAATGACCCGGATATTGGCGCGGTGTTTCAAAAAGTCCTCTCCCCGACTTTTGGCACTTCGGTCAGTTTTCAGCTCAACGAAAACGACACGGCGGTAGCAGGCGAGTTGTTTTACGACATCAAGGCGTTGAGTCCGGCTGGCTTTGGTGCGCCGATCATGGGCGGCGCGCTGGCGATCACGCCGGTTGCGACCCTTGCTGCAAGCTGACATGACGCATCTACGTATTGATTTTGACTTCGGGGCCGATGCCACGGTGGAGTCGGTGCAGTTGCTCGGGGCGACTTTGACCGCAGAGTTCGGCGTGCCTGTTGCTGGTCCTCCCGGAACGACGGACTATACGCAACTCATCAACAAGCCCGACATCCCTCAAGCGACTTCTCAGACGCCCGTGGCACTTGGCGGCTTTTTGGCACTCGTCGGAACCTCCAGCGAGTATGCTAGAGCAGACCATAAGCATTCCATCGACGCTACGGAGCTTAGGTCGCACCTAAACGTGGCGGACGGCGCGGAGCGCAACGTCAACGCTGATTGGACAGCTACAAGTGGCGACGCGCAGATCCTAAACAAGCCCAGCATCCCCATTGCCTCCTCGACCACCCCCGCCGCGCTAGGAACAGCGGCTGTCGGAACCGGAACTACCTTTGCCAGAGCGGATCACGTTCATGCGCTGCCTACAGCCTCGGCCATTGGAGCTGCCGCGACATCTCACACCCAAGAGGCATCAACGATTAGTGACTCGACTCCAGTGGGTCGCTCCGTGTTGACCGCCGCCACCCAAGCAGCGGCTCGCGCGGCGATAGGGGCCGCAAGCGACGCGTCTGCTGGGTTCGTTCAACTTACACAGGCCCAGTTCAATGCGTTGACGGCCCCCAACGCATCAACGCTTTACGTCATTATCGGCTGATGTCTCTTCTCGGCGCAGCATCTCGTTTGGTGGTTACGGCCCCTCCGGCGGGTCCGGGCTATCCCGGCTACGTGGGTGATTACGATAACGGCGCGGACTATGGGATCGGCGACGTGGTGAGCACTCCGGCAGGAAGTCCCTACGGAAGCGCAGGTCAACTTTTCATCCGTGTTTCTAACCCAAACAACCCAGGCTATCCTCCCGGCACTTCGTCGTGGTCGAGCGTCCCCGGGCCCAATGTTTTTGTTTCTGGCGCGGGGGTGAGTGGAGCCAACGGTCTTTACGTTGAGGCTGGAGTCTTAAATAGTAAAAAGTTTTATAATTTGCAATCCGGTGGTTATGTCATTGCTTGGGAAAGTCCAAATTGGGTAATCCGAACCATAAGCAGCGTAACACTTTATACATCAAATAATAATGTTGAGTTTCCTTGGCAGGTGACGACCTGGAGTAGAGCCAGTGGCATCGCACCAGTTCCTGCGGCGGTATCGAGCGTCACCCCGACAGTGGATGCAACGGCCATGTATCGCGGCTCGACCAAAATCTGGCCCGTTGTCGATTTGGACGCACAGGATTACATCAACCGAGTCGAAGCTGCGGATTCGGCTGCCCTCGGGGGAACGCAGACCCTTGAACAAGGAGTAAAGGACGCGATCAACGCCTTTGTCATTGGCTGCAAAAGGGACGGTATCTGGGGAAAAATTTCTAATGCCGCTATCCTGTGTGGGGCAAGGTCTTTGCAAGGAGCGCTTTGTAAGTTGACGGGATATTCACCATCTGCGCCCGTGTCCTATGGCTTTGTTCAGTCAGACTACAGCCGAACTCTTGGTTTGCTTGGAGCGAGTAGTTCAACTGCTGGCAAATATATCGACACCCGAGAGCCTGTTAGCTTCACAAATTATGAGCAGTTTCCCGATAGTTCGGTCCATGCTGCTGCTTTTGTAGGGAATACTCATAACGGGGTAATCATGGGCAGCGCGGACGCGCCCACCATCGCTCAAATCGGACTACGACCTTTTTCAACGAGTTTTGCGTTTTTCAGAGCCCGTGACAGCCGAGCCGTTTTTGCCGCATCTGGAACATTTAGCGCGGGATTCGTCATGGCCGAAAGACAGTTTGCCAACGATGCCGTTTGGTCACACCACAGTGGTGCGACAACTCTGACCGAGAGCACTGCCGTTAATCTGGCTCCCTACTCAACAACCATTCCGAATAACACTGTTTGGTTGTTTCGACGGAATCAAGGTGGCCAAACTACGACGGCTGCACAATTTTCCGGACGCATCCTTTACTACAGCCTTGGAAGAAGTATTACGGACGTTCCCTCAACACCAGCTTACTATTTTGGCGGCTCGGGAAGATCGGACATGGACGGCTTTGCCTTCACAGGCGTTTACAAACAAAACGGACCAAATTCGTTTATTCTTCAAGATCCCGATGCCCCTGACATAACTCTCGCACTTCGGGAATATGACGATTTAACAAACCGCCAGAGGTATGTGTTGACTGCCCTCATGGAGGCGGGGGCCGAATTTCCTTGGCCGAAGACAGAGGTATATGTGGGCATGGCTAGCGAACCTCCCCAGAGTGCCGTTGATCCATTTCTAAATAGCGTGTCACTGCTTCTTCCAATGAACGCTTCTTTTGCGGATTTTTCCAGTAATAATGTTGCATTAACAGTTAATGGAAACGCCGCAATTAGAACAGACCAAACGCGATTTGGTGGCGGTGCTGGCTATTTCGGTTTTAGTAACAGTTATCTTACAGCCTCTAGCAGTTCATTATTTGGTTTTGGCACTGGCGACTTTACGATTGAGATGTGGATTTATCCACAAGGAACAACCTCATTTCAAGGAGCTTTCAATGTCGGTACTTATGCTAACGGTATTTTAATCAGATGGCACGCAAATAGTGTTGTAGATTCGTTATATATTAACGGCACTTATTATGATTGGCAACCAGCCACATATGCACCAAGAAATACATGGTCACATATTGCCCTCGTTAGATATGGCGGCACTGTAAAAATGTTTGTCAATGGCGTAAATAGAATTGGTAGCGTAACGAATACTGCAAATATTGGAGCGAGCGGAGTTCCAGTTATCGGAGCTAGTGCGCACGATTTGGGCCAAGGTTTCAATGGATATATTGACGATTTAAGAGTCACAAAAGGGGTCGCTAGATATACCGCCGATTTTACACCAAACAGTGTATCTGGAAGTAGCTTCGTGGACCCTAGCGGCCCTTATCAGCGTATTGCGGGAGCCGTTTCGGCCACTGAGAGCGTTTACGTCACGAACGATCAGCGGACCCTACTCGGTAGCACCGAGTCCATCTACAAGGCCCGTGTGGACGCACTCATTGCGGGCATCCAAGGATCAATCGTATGACCCTCGCCGAACATTTTATAGACCCGCAGCCGCTTGAAGGGCGGGTCTTGGTTTTTTCCGAGGAGCTGAAGAATACCCTCTTATCAATCCAAGAGGCGAACCCTCTGCCGTATCGAGTTTCGCCGCAGCCGATCACGGATGGCCGCTATGTGTTGTCCGCAGACGTTCTTTCGGAGATCGGTGAGCGCGGGATGTTTCGAGAGAATTTCCAGCGCCTGCCGCAAGAGTTGTTTGCACAGGTGGAGATGGTGCTCATGAGCGAGATCGAAGCTCTGCTGCCCGAAGACCATGAGGGCGGCGGCTGAATTGACACTCGGCGGGAGGTATGAACTACCTACTCGACCGGTTGCGTGAGGATTCGACATGGCGGGGCATTCTCATGCTCCTGACCGCCGCTGGAGTGAGTTTGGATCCCTCGCAGGCCAATGCCATCATTGCGGTGGGGTTGTCTCTCGTCGGCCTGATCAATGTGCTGCGCAAAGGTTGAGCTGCCATGCGTCTCGCCGTGGCGGTTTTGTTTTTGTTCCCTCTCGCGGGCTGCGAGGGGGTGAAGGTTGGCACGGGCTATAAGTTCGATTCGCGGGAGTTCTTCCTGCAAATCGAGCGGCCCTTGGAGCCGGGACTTAAAAAGTGAACGTGCTCTCATGGTTGAGGAACTTATTCGCGGGCTACGCGGCTGGCCCGAATCCGACCGCCGCGCTGTCGCTCTCGCCCTCGTCGAGCGTCTTAACCTCGGCGATCTCGCGGAAGTCTTTGCCGCTGCACACCAGCGGATCCGGGCGGAAGCCGAGCGGCGAAGAATGGCGGGCGGACGAGAGGAGTGAGCGGAATATCGCAACCTTGGAGCCGGTGACGGCGAAGCTGGCGCGGGAGCATTTGCGGCGTCTGGCGGATAAGGGGTTAAATTTCAAAGTGACGAGCGCCCGCCGGACATTCCAGGAGCAGGCGCGGCTATATGCAAAGGGGCGCACGGCGCCAGGACCGCGGGTGACGAATGCCCGCGCGGGGTATTCTTGGCACAATTTTGGGACGGCCTATGATTTGACGCTTTTCAGCGGTAAAAATCCTGTGTGGGATTCCAAACACTACGATACGGCGGGGCGGATCGGGGAGGAGCTGGGCTTGGAGTGGGGGGGGCGCTGGACGAAGCTGGTGGATCGGCCCCATTTCCAGCGCAGGCTGGGGCTGACGCTGGCTGCGGCGCGCGCTAGGTATCCGCAGGGACAGGTGGGTTGAGGTTTGGAAGTTGAAAACTCTCGAGGCCGTAAGTGATTTTAAGGCGATTCTCGGCTGCTATTCTCAGAATATCGCGGATGTATTCGGAACGCTTCAGTCCGTTGGCACCGGCCAGGGCCTCGATGCGCTGCAGGGTGCGCTGGTCGATGCGGATGGTCAGGGTCTCCGTGCAGAGGTCTTCACTGGTGTGATTTCTCATTACAAGAACTGTCGCTCAGTTCTGTCGGCGGGTCAAAGTTTTTTTGCATTTTTCCGCTTGCGTTGGCACGAATGCGGATTTATCACAAAACTATCACGAAACAACGATGCTATGAATAGCGATCTAGCAACAATAGTCATTGGGGACTTTCCCTCAGATGCCGCAGATTTTCTGCGGGCGGAGGCGGAAGCGGCCGGAACAAGTCTCTCGGATGTGTGTGAAGGAATTTTGCTGGCGCATGTGGAGCGGAAGGAGCAGGAATCATGAGCAAGCTGTGCAAAAAATTAGCACCGCAAGATGCGGTGCAGGCGATTTCGCGGTGGGGAGAAAACAAGCCGGTGCGATTAGCGGGATTTGCCGCGGCAATAGGTTTGTCTTACGACGCGGCGCGGACGATCACGCTGCAGCCGGGGTTCCCGAAAGTCGGGCAGTGGATCTTCCGCGAGGATTTCGAGGCTTGGCGGCGCGAGCAGGTGAAGGCGGCGGCGCGGATCGCGGCGGCTGATGTGCCGCATCCATCTGCGAAGACCAGACGCGCAAGTCGTCCACGTTCACGCGCTGGTAAATCCTATGAATCGTCAGGCTCGCATGATTCACCAGACGCATGGCCACCGAGAGCGGCACGTTTGCTCGAGCGAGCCGGGTGATAAAGGTGACGCGGCAACAATGAAAACAATGATGCGGCAAATCCAAGGAATTGAAAAAGAATCGCCAGTCTTTCGAGGGACACTCGGGGAAGTCGACTGTGTAGCGCGTGCCCGCTTGCAGAAGCTCCTCGAAGAGCGCGCGCAGGCTTTGAGGCAGAGGGATGCTGTAGGCGCGGCGGCGCCCGCCTTTGGGCGCAGGAAAGTGGAGAGTAGCACGCTCCAAGTCGACTTGGGTGCGGAGGTCAATGCGGGTCTCCCGCAGGCGGCAGCCCGTGGCCATACTTATGCGGAAGGCGCGGCGCATCCAAACGGGCTGAGTGAGGAGCGCGGTTTCAATAAGGCGTTGCTCGGCCTCGTTGATCTCGGGTTTCTCAGCGATGGCGTCGTAGCATGCTCGGAAGGAATCGAAGACGTTGCGATCAACCAAGCTTCGGACTTTGGCCTCGTTGAGCAAGGTCTTGAGCATTTTGACCTCGCCAGTGGCGGTGTTGTGGGCGATGTGCTTGCCAGCGGGCCTTTTGTGCGCCGTGCGCCAACGGAGATACGCCTGAGCATGCTCATGGCGAAGGGCGCGCGGATGCGCGAGCTTTTGCTCGCGGAGATAGAGCGAAAGGTTCCGCCAGCGCAACTCGTAGGCCTCAAGCGTTCGTGGAGCGCGCGCGATGGATTCCAGGAAGGAGGGGACCCAATCCCATCCGCTGGCGAGAGCGTGGCGTCCGGCAGGGGCAGACTTTTCGGCGTAGGTGTATTTGGCGAGCAGGGCGGAGGCTCGGCGGCGGTCGTCGGGGTCGTCAGCGCGCAAGCCGGTGCTGATGTGCCGCCGCTGACCGGACTCGAAAAACGAGAGGTAGTAATAGGGCGAGCGAGGTCGTCGGTAGAGCGAGGCCATGGGGAGTCTAAAACTGCGTTAGCAGTGCAGCGCTGTGCAGCAAACATAGACTCAGATACCCCCGCAAACAACTAAATCCACAGAGAAAAATGCAAATGTTATCTCGTATAAAAATGATGCCCCCCGTTGCGTCGGTTCGATTCCGTCCCCCGCCTTCTTCTGTTAGTGCAGCGCAAAAAAGGAAAAGTGCAGCACTTCGGCCCTTCGGACCTCTAAACCGAATTCCTCGGAGGAGGCGGCCGTGAGCGAGTATTTCGCGGTTGTTTTGATCGCCTTGGCCATCGGCGCGGCAGGGGCATTGTGCATTTTTTCGGCTTATGACATAGGCGTTCATCGAGGTCGCCATCAGGGCATTGAGCAGGAGCGGCGGCGGCGCTGGTTTTCTCCGGAGGATCGGCCATGAGGGATGTGCGCAGGCATTGGCTGTCGGCGGTGCAGGAGATGATGCGGCAAACGCGTCTGCCTTTCCGTGAGTGTTGTAAGCGTATCGGATCCCGTGGTGGGCAGGCGGCGGCGGCGCAACAACGGGGGATGGCCAAGCGCCGGATGCGTGAGGAGGCGCAGGGCTTGCGATGAATATGGTGTCATCGGATTTGCCTTATGAGGCTCGAGCGGAGGGGATGCGGCGTATCGCGGAGGCGCGGATGCTGGAGTGGCTGGATGAGTTGCCCCGCGAGGAGCGGGATCTTGTCTTGCTCAGTCCTGCTTATGGCAAGGTGGCGGATCGGTGGTATGAGCTGACGGCGGCGGAGAAGTTGGCTTTGGTGCATGGGGAATTGGCGTCGCGGTCGGATGCGGGCCTGGATGAGGATGTCGCGAATTCATCGAGGGCTTCTTACGTGGTGGATATGGCAGCTGCGCTGGATTCGCTGGCCGATGAGTTGCAGGAACAGTTCGGCTTTGATCGGGAGACGGCAGTGGCGCTCGCGAAATGGGATGAGCAGGAGGCTCGCCCTCGTGGATTGGCCTACTCGGATTGGCTTCTTAACAAGGTGCTGCAGCGGCTTGCGGCAGCAACGAATGCCAAGGTGGCGTCGGTGGCGGTGGCCTTTGCGCTGTCGGTGCCTGAGGTCTGGATCATGCGGCATGTCACGGACGAGAATGGTTCTCGGCGGATGCGTCGGGTGCCTTGTCGAACGCAGATGTCGGCGGCGCAGGCGCTTGCGACGACGCGGCAAAATCTCTCCAAGGAGGTGCGTAAGGCGGCAGAGTTTTTAGGAATCAGTGAGGGTCTGCACATGAAGACGCCGGGGGCGGTGGAGTCGTTCCGGCGCGCGCAGACAGGCAATCATTGGCGGCATCGAGTGTTTGGGTGGAACTGATATGGATATCATCGACCCACAGGATCATCAACGGAAGGTCGCGGATTTGCGCGAGCGATTCGGTTTCCGGCAGGACTTGGCGGAGCGCGTGGTCGAGATGCATGAGCGTCGGCTGCGCGCGGAGGCGCGCAATTACAACGCGTGGCTGATGAATAAGCTGATCGTGCGGTTGTCGGGCGCGCGGGAGCCGCGGCTGGCGGCTTTCTCGGTAGCTCTGGCGCTGCGTGTGTGGGTCTTTATGCGGAGGTCGCTGCTGAAAACGACACAACAGACAGCGGAGTATCTGGGCGTGGATGAGCATTTGTTGGCCGAGGAAGTGCGCCGCTCAACGGATTGGATGGAAATGCGCCGGGACTAATTTTTATGGATACCAAACAAAACAATGCAGGCGGATTGGAGCTGTTGCTTCCTAGTCCGGATGGTCAAAGGAAATTTGAATTGACGCCGCGTGGGTTGCGTTTTTTTGAGCCGATGGGCACGGAGGAGTGCGCTCAGTTGTTGCGCTCGTTGAAGATGCTGGGGGATCATTTTGAGCTGTGTTTCGGCAGCGCGGTAAAGGCGACGATGGCGTGGCATGGTGAGGCGAGCACGAAGGAGATCCTGGCTCAGTTGGAGTTGCCTCTGGCGGAGGCGCGGCGGGCGTTGGCGTTGGCGCAGGCGGAGTTGCCGTTCGATACGTGGACGGGGCTGACGGCGGAGCATTTGGTGATTTTGTCAGTGGAATTTAAGGGTCATGAGTTGCAGGAGAGATGGGCGCAGCGTGTCGTGGATCATGAACTGTCTCCGCGGGCGTTGAAGCGTTCGATCGAGCGTGGGGAGGTGGTGACGGATTCCGAGATGGATGAGGATTCGGGCAAGAAAAGTGGCGGTTTGGGCTTCCTCGATGAGTTGGATTGGGCTTTCGAGTCATGGGCGCGCCGGATCGGGGGACGGACTGCTGTGCTGGATCTTCCGGTGGAGGATCAGGAGCATTGGATGAGGGGTGTTAAGAAGATCGTGGATCTCTATCATGAAGTGGAGACGCGAGTGGCATCGGTGAAAGGAGTGGACGTATGAGCGAGCAGGAGATCGTGCGAGTGTCGAAGCGTTTGGACGCCGTTCGGCGCGTGCGGCAGGCATTTGCTGAGATGGGCGCATTGCTCGTGGAGGAGTTGAGCGCAGATGATGCCGAACGCGTGGTGCAAGCAGGCAGGACGGCAGCTGCCAATGAACTTTCGCGGGTCTTCGATGAGGCGCGCGCTGACATGGATGGGGTGCTCAATGCCCGCTGAACTCACGGCCATAAATTACAAGGTGGATGGCGTGGCGGAATTTACGCTGCGCGGACGTTGCGTGATGGTGGGGCGGGTGGATGCGGCTGATGCAGAGTTGGTCGCGGCGCGGCGTTGGTATTGGAACATCGCCCGGGGAATTTATTGCGCTTCCGAGAAGGTCATGCTGACCAAGCTCTTGTGCCCCAAGGCTTGCGGGAGAGTGGTCTTTGCGAACGGGGACAAAACCGATTGCCGCCGCCGTAATCTGGTGGAGGGTTGCTATTCACGTAGCGGCATCTGGTTTGACTCATCGCGCGGCAAATACAATGTGCGGGTGGCGAAGGGGAAAATGCGGTGGCGCGTGCGCTGTGGATCCTTTGAGGAGGCGCAGGCCATCAGGTCGCAACTGGCTGCCATGACAATGCGGGAATTGGTGTGCTGGAGGGCGCGGCAGGACGAGGCGTTGCCCGAGGAGTTGTCGTGGTTGGGAGATGACATAGTTCCCATGATCGCGACGCGTTGCGCACATGATGCGGCGCTGGCGGCGCGCAAGGGTTACGAGGCCGGTCTGATGGCCTCAAGAATCGTGCAAACAAGAAACATGGAAGTGTTCCACTAACCACAGTCTATCCCCACAAGAATGGAATTATCCGAGCTTAAGCGCAGGGTCTCGCTGCGAGACATTTTAACCCGTGATGGCGTCAAGATCCGTCGATCCGGGGGATCAAGGTTTGCGGCTTTGTGCCCATTCCACAGCGAGCGAACGCCCTCATTCTATATCACAGCAAGCCACGCTGGTGATCGTTTCAAGTGCTTTGGGTGCGATGCAGCGGGGGATGTTTTTGACTACTGGATGAGGACGCGGAATGTGACGCTGGCGGAGGCGAAAAAGTCGCTTTGCTCATCCGAGGGCATTGTCTGGCTTGAGCCGGAGAAGCGTCCGCTTCCGCAACCGGAAACCGAAGTCACGCCACTCAGCGGAGGGGGACTGGCGATATGGGAGGACGGTGTGAAGCGTTTGCTTAATTCCGAGGCGGAGCAAAAGAGAATTGCCGAATGGCGTGGTTTTGAATCTGCCACTATTCGTGACATGGCCGAGCGCGGATTGATGGGCCTGCCGGTTTATCATGGCAAGCGCTGCGAGGCTTTCGCCGTAGAAATACCAGATAGCGGAACCACGGGCCGTTTTCTTGCGGGTTATCATGTCCATACTCCAAAGCTCAAGGGGCGCTATCGTTTCGAGCCGCAGGGGATTGGTTCGTGGCCATTCGTCATCGGTGACATCATTCACTGTCACGCATTGGTTGTTTTGGAGGGGCAATGGGACGCTATTGCATTTTATGATGCTGTCGCTGCCTACAAGACGCCGCTTAAAGGTGTGGCGATTGTTGGCATACGAGGGGCAACCGCTTGGCGCCGTATTTTGGACTATGAGTGGTCCCCTGAGACGCAGGCATTCATTTTTGCCGATGCAGATGAGGCCGGATTGGCGTGGCAGCGTTCGGATTCGTTGAGTGGAGCATTGGCGCTGCGTTGCCGAGCGATCCACTTCTTCTGTTTCAAGGTGGGCTCAGACGCAGTGAAAGATTTCAACGATTGGATGAAACACGACTGGGGGATCACCTCGGCGGATTTGCGTGAATTTTTGCGGCACCATTATCTCAATGGCCAAAAAGCAAGGAGGCGAAAATGGCAAACAAAATAAAGCCGCGCGGCGAGAATCCGCTAATCCAGATCACGGGGGCAGGTAAGGACCGATTTGATGAGCATCAGATTTATCAGAGTCTCATGCTCAAGATCCCACCGATCATGGTGTATGAGGACGATTGGTTTGAGTATGACGGTAAGGCTTGGCGCCCCTCTCGCCGCAAGCAGTATGTCAGCACGGTCTACGATATTTTGCCACTCGCACATCGAAGTGCGAGGTTGGCCTCCAATGTGCTGAATGCCGTTGAAGCAGCCCGGCAGGTGAAGAATGAAAAGTTGCGTGGAGCGATCATCTTTGACGACGACGGCAGGGTTCTTGTGAATGTGAATAATGGGGTGCTGCGTGTTTCCCCCGAGGGGGTCGAGTTGCTTCCTCATGATCCCAGCTATCTATTTACGGGTTGTCTGCCCTCGAATTATCACTCAAGTGCGGAATCACCAATTTTTGAGGACGCCCTCAATGCGACTCTTCATAACGTGAAGGATAAATCGCTTTTGCAGTGGTTTGCAGGCTATTGTCTCTTCCCAGACTGCAAGCAGCATGAGGTGTTCCTCATTTGCTACGGGCCGGGTGGCACGGGTAAAAGCACTCTGGCAGAGGCGATAGTCTCTGCATTCGACGACGATGTGCTTGTGCGAAAGCTCTCTTTGTCGCAGATATGCAGCTCCGGCCCTGGCTCTTATTCACTTCCGACTCTGGAAAGGGCCATGGTTAATCTCGGGACTGAACTGGACACCGTAGAAGTCGATGAGTCTGGGACTTTCAAACAGCTTATCTCAGGCGAAAGCATTGTGGCGCGCAGCATCTACGGCAAGCCGTTCACGATGAATAGCACGTGCAAGCATCTGTTCCTCTCAAATGTCATGCCTCGATTCAAGCACGGCACAGACGCAGAACTGCGCCGCGCGCGGTTCTTGGCCTTTGGCAAGAAGCCGGAGGCAATAGATCGAACCCTCAAGGATAAGCTGGTTGCCCAGAAGGACTACATCCTCTATTGGGCTGTTGAGGGCCTTCGCGCCATTCTGGAGGGTGTTTCAGCACCTTATGGGGGGGAAGAAAGTAACAACGCTATTCGCAGATTCCAGCTATCCAATGATCCAGTTCAGTGTTTTGTGAGTGAAAATCTGGACTTAGATCCTGACGCTGAGACGAGCAAAGACGATGTCATGGAGGCATTTAGCCAATTTCTTGATGCACATCAATTTGCTCACAGAACTCGGGAGTATTTCTTCCGCGCCTTGTATGAACGCAACCCTCAAATCAGGGTGGTGAAATACTACAACAAGGCGCCTATGTATTGGCTGCGCGGCGTGCGTCTTCGCCAGAGCTAACTGGCTCTAGCTCGCTCTCCAGCTCTCCTTGTGATCCTCTGAAGCTATTTGCTTCAAGAATACGATCTAGTATTGTCATGTTACGACAACCTTTACAACCTTTTCCTGTATGTTTTCTGAAAAAGACGAGTGAAATAGTATATAGAGGGACTTGTTGGTTTGGCTTGTAAAGGTTGTCCACCACCATGGTAAAGGAATCTATTAACCTGCAAAACGGTCAGGTTTGAGCGAAGCGACCCTTACATTAACCTGTGACCAGTGAACTGGTTGACAAGTTAAGTTGAGGAGCGAGGTGTGGCGGTTATGGAGAAGGAGTCTACAGAAGGGGGAAGGGTCACTTTGGCAGAGATTGCGGCCGATTGGGGGACCAGTGTGGCTTACGTTTCGAGGATGAAGAATCAAAAAGGTTGTCCGGTGGACAGCTTGGATGCGGCCCGGGATTGGAGGTTGGCGAACGCGAGGGGTGGCGTGGGTTTTCGAAGCAAACAGTCTGAAGGGGAAGCAAGCGTTCCTTCTGAGGCTGTGCACACGCCTCACCCGCCTCGGAGGCCACGGCGGCGGAGCCTGACGCAGATGGAGGCTTCGTTGAAGGCGTCCATCGAGATCGAGGAGCAGGCCAAGTATCTTGTGGAAAGCGCGATTGCGGCTGATGCGGTGGAGAAGCTGCCACTTTTGATCCAGACCTACAACAAAGCCAAAGAAGGCCGCATGGCTTCGGAGAAGATGGTCTTGGAGATTAAGGAGAAGGCGCGGGTGCTGATTCCCTTTGATGTGGCCCGTGAGATGTTTGGGAAGGGCTGGGGGGCGCTGCTGGCGCGTTTGCGTGGTCTACCGGCGGTGATCGCGCCCAAGGTTGCTCCGGCCGATGATGTGACGGCGGCGGAGATCATCAGGCAGGACATCGAGCGGGCGATTAGTGACGGGCAGAAGGTTTATGAGCAGGTCCTGGCATAACGAGTCGATTGACCGGCTGGAGCAGTTTTGCCGTGACACGCTGGCTCCGGCGCCGGATGAGCCGGTATGGAAGTGGGCGGAGCGGAATTGCTATGTGCGGGGAGACAATGAAGGGGCTTACTCGACAACGCTGACGCCCTATGCGCGCGAGCCTTTGGAGGGGTTCAGGGACAAGCAGATTGAGGATTTGACTCTGTGCTTTGCGGCACAGGTGGCCAAGACAACCATTGTCATGGCGGGGACGAGTTGGTTGTTGGTCAACGATCCGCGAGACACGCTTTGGGTGATGCCAGACAAGGAGCTGGGAGGCAGCTTTTCGAGGAATCGGTGGATGCCGTGGGTGGATGATTGCCGTCCTTTGGCGGATCTGAAGCCGAGCAACCGGATTCTGTGGACAACGCGTGAGCAGAGATTTGCCCGCTCGGCCTTATTTTTCGTGGGTTCGAACTCGGCCAGCCAGATTTCTTCCCGTCCTTGCGGCTGCGTTCTGATGGACGAGTGCGATAAATTTGGTCTGCGCAACGACAGGGAGGCCGGTGCCCTCAAAAACGCCGAGGAGCGCACGAAGTCGTTTACGTTTCCCAAAAGGGTCAAGACCTCGACCCCGACGATTTTCTACGGGGAAATTTGGCAGGAGTTTATCAAGGGGGATGCGAGGTATTACTGGGTGCCGTGCCCGCACTGCAAAGCCATGATCCGGTTGCAGTGGAATCAGGTGAGATGGTGGGACAAAGAGCCGGAGGAGGCCAAAACTGGCGGTGATTGGGATATGGAGAAAGTGCGCCGCAACACGCACTACGTGTGCCAAGAGTGCGAGCAGAAGATCACTGATGTCTATAAGCCAGGAATGCTTTTAGGAGGTGAGTGGCGCGCGAGTAATCCGCAGGCCGAGAAAAGTCGCCGCAGTTACCATTTGAGCGCGCTTTACGCGCCGTGGAAGCAGACAAGGTGGGGGAATTTGGCGGTGCGGTGGCTGCAGAGCAAGGCGACCTTGGATGGTCGCCAGAACTTTGTGAACTCGACGCTGGCCGAACCTTGGGATGGCGAGAATGCCTACGATGAAGATCCGGTGCCAACGGAGGCTTACGTGCCCGCCGACATGCAGCGGGACCGGGTGGCCCTGATGACCATCGACGTGCAGCGTCCGGGTTTTTGGGTGGTTGTCCGTTCGTGGAGCAAGACCGGCGAGAGCTGGCTCTTGTATGCGGGCTACGTGGAAACCATTGAGGAGTGCGACCAGGTGCAGACGAAGTATGAGGTGAATCCGAATCTGGTCATGATCGACTGTGCGGATCAGACGAATCTCGTGTGCAAATGGATTACGGATCGCGATTGGCGTGGGGCGTGGGGCAGCAGCAAGCAGGGATTTGTCCACAGTTTACCCAATGGGAACCGGGTGCAGCGGTTGGTTTCGCCGGTCCAGTGGCGCGATCCATTTCTCGGCACGGTCCAGCAGAGCGAGCGCAACAATCGCGCGCGGTATGTCTATTGGGCTAATGACCCCGTGAAGGACATTCTGGCGGTCATGCGTCATGCCGAGCCGCGGAGGTGGCATGTGCACGGCGACATCCCCCAGGAATACACGAAGCATCTGAATGCAGAGATTAAGATCATGAAGCAGAATCCGCGCACCGGCCGGTATCAGGTGATTTGGAAGCAGGTGCGGAAAGACAACCACTTGCTCGACTGTGAGGCGATGCAGGTGGTGGATGCGTTGTGCGCAGGGGTGATCGTAGAAGATCACGAGAAGTATGCCAACGCACAGGGCGCGCTGAAGCTGCAGGCCGTGTGAGGTAGCGGATAACCGAGAGCAGTGTAAAAAAAGCGGATAACCAGCAAAATGGCATAAAAGCAAAAAACCCCCGACCCTTTCGGATCGGGGGCTGCTATGGCAACAGCACGTGCACTCGCGCGCGTGTTAGCCAAAGTTTGGCGGTGGCAATTTGTCTATTTGTTGGGCCTCCCATCGGTCAAGCTCGCCGTGCATATACAGAGCCATGGACACGATGAGTTCGGTATCCGAAGGCCGCGCGGCACGGTTTTGGACGATGCGGAGTAGAGCATCGCGGTGCTTGGAGAAGCCTCGCATGAAGTTGTCGGTCAGCTCTTGGTAGCGTTGTTGTTGTCTGTCAGTCATATTATGCGCCTGGCTTGAGCGGCATTTGAACATACTTTGTCTCAGCCTTGACGAGCAAGATGGGACTTTCGGCGTCTTTGAGGTAGGCGGTGTCGAACCCCTGCTTGACGGCTGCGGTGAACCACTCCCGGTTGAGCAGGATGGTGAGTTCGCCGTTGGAGCGAGCGAAGAACGACTCGGTGTAGGTTTTGGCCTTACCCTTTTCGTTCGGCGACACGGCAGAAACGCCGCTTAGTCCATTACGGACAGTCAGCGTCACGGAGGCGCCTTTGGGTGTTTTGGGCAATGCCTTGAGCGCACGGAGTAGTGCTTCGGCCTCGTAGGACAGGTAGACGCACGTGTTTATGTCGGGCATCACCTGTTTGTAGTTCGGGAAGTTCCCCTCGATGGCTTTGACGACTTTCTCACCGATGGTATTGGTTAGGCGGAAGTGCCGCTTGTCTTTGCTGGTTTCGATGCGCACGTAATCGTGGGCGCGGAGGAAGCCGCGAACGTCTTGTTCGGCAGGCAGGATGCTATCGGCCACCGGCTCCAGCTTGAGGCCGGTGCGGTGGTAGAGTTTGCGTCCGTCGGTCGCGACAATACTGTCTTTGTCGAAGTAGACGCCTTGGAGGACGTAGCGGGTTTGATCCTTGGAGCTAAACGTCATGGCTTCGAGGATGGGACCAGACGGCACGGTGACGCTCTTGCGCCACTCCAACGCGTCGCTGGTTGGTAGTATGGTTATGGGTTTCATGAGAAAAATTGACACTGGTAAAGCGGTGTGAGTTTGAACGAGTTAGTAAAGCGAAGGCTTGCGGTTTTGGAGTTTGCCATTGCCCGCTACATGGGCAATTTCGGCAGCGAGCGCGCGCCGAACACGAAGCTACAGGGCGATAGCTCTGGCCCAAAAGCGGAGCGGTATCGGAGATTGATCGGAAAAATGCGCGATCGTGATGCCCGCTTGCGCGCTACGGGAAGTTCATCCTCGCAGTTGCAAGATAGCTGGATCGTTGGCAAAGGTGATCGGGTCAGCCCCGCTTCACCCAGCGTTTCAACGCGCACTGTTAATCCTGCACCGAAAGGATTTCAAATGATACCCCGCCCATCGTCGCGGGACGCAAACTACACGAGAATTTACAGGGGCGTCATGTCACCTCAGTCCAAGTTGTATCGCAGTCGAACCGCAGACACGGATGGAACCGCTTATGCAAATCCGCGCCGGATTGAAGTGGTCGGGCGTGGAGGGCAGACAAGTGCGATTGTTACCAAATACGGTCCGCGTAATGCGGTGTGGGACTTGCTAGATTCCGACAATGACATGATCGGTAAACCCAAAGGCGCCAGAAACATCAGATCGTTGATGAAGCACTTCAAGAAGAACAAGGTGTCGGTGGATTTCCATCCTCATGCCATGGCCGATAGCGGCAACAAGGGTGCTGTGACGCAGACCGGAAAATTGCTCAAGAGCTACACGCGCATCGCCAAGAAGATGGGATTTAAGCGCGGCGGCACGGCACTACTTCCGAGATTTGTGCCTTGAGTGTCGCCTGACGATGGCGGCGTGAATGCGCTTTGGTGCTTTGTCGAAGTATTTCAACAAGGCCGGGCATAGCCACATATTGTCCGCCATGAAGTGCACTGCGCCATCGTGGCTGACTTCAGCGGAATAAGTGGATCCGGTGGCATCAGTTTCGATGAGCTTGGCTTCGACGGACACGCTATCATAGTGCTGATGCACGGGATCAACACCCATGTCGGATCGGAAAAACACGACGAGCTTACCTTTTCCGCCCAGTTGCTCGTCGGCGTAGTCGAGTAACTGATTTGCTTCGCCGATAAACGGCTCGCGCACGAGGTCGCGCGCTTCATCGTCGAACACCCAGATGTCGGGTGAATCAGGGTGCCGATACGGCATGATGATGTTCATGATGTTCATGGTTGTAAGTTAGGCGCGGCCTACGGCTCTGCAATACTTTGCGCCGAGGATGGCGTGGAGGTCATTGATGGCGTCGGCGACTTCTTCGGCATCGTCTGCCTGTCCGTTGGGATCTTGGCTGGCCAGAATGCCGCAAGAGATCTTGTCCGAGATTTCGTAGCAGTGGTCGGCGAGCACAGCGAAGTCGTTGACGAGGAAATGGAAATCGGAATGTTTGTCCGAGATCCAAGCGAGGAATCCCACGAGGAAGTCGAGTTGATCGACATTCTCGCAGCGTTTTTCCAGATTGTCGGCGAGCGAGGAGAGGTCAGCGGGTGTCATTTGGAATCAGTTAGAATGCCCAGCGGTGCTTGACCCAGAAGGTGGTTTCTTCGGAGGACGAGCGTTGCTGGACGGGGTAGGGTGAGTTGGTGCGCTTGGCGACGAGTCCTTCGTAGAGGTCGGCGTCAAGGGCTTGGTTTTCGGATTTGAGGTTGAGGTAGAGTTCGTCGATGACTTCTGGGATGTAGCCTTCGATTGTGTAGATGGCGCATTGCACCGGAGGGCCGAATTGCCATGGGTGCCAGTTGGGCACGGTTTTCATGGCGGCTTCCAGTTTGGCCTTGCGCTTGTCGTAGGGGGTGATCCGATCCGTCCCGGACGGGATGTAGTCGAACACTACGAGGCTGCCGCGCCCGAGGTTGAGGCGCCGTTCCAAGGCTTCGCAGTCGAGCCATTCGGGAACGTCGGCTGTGGCGAGCGTGTCCAGCACCGGCTTGAAGCAGTCTTCGATAGACAGCCTCTCGCCGTGCCGGTTCCACATACGCCCGGTCGGGGCATGGACTAACGCGCGCCAGCCGTTCAGCTTGGGTTCGTAAGTCCAATGCCCCGATTTGGGGCGCGCCCGCTCCAACGGCCCGCCATTGATCGGGCGGGCCGGATAGGAGGGGAGGGTCATGGATCAGTCTTTCTTGCGACCCTTGGTTTTGACCGAGGCGATGATCGGGCAGATCAGATCCACGGCGCGGTTTTCGTCCACGGACAGCGCGGTGTGGCGCGCGGTGTGGAATTCCGCCGTAGGCTTGATCACCGATTTGGCGGTCAGGGCATCACCGGCATTGAATCGGGCGAACAGGGCGCTCAACTCTTCGATGAGGGTTTCCGCCTCGCTTTCGGGGATCTTGTCGCCGTCCACCTTGAGTTCGAACGACTGCCGGAAGAAGCGCGCGGTGCGATCTTCTCCGATGGTGTCGATGAGCGATTCCTCGCTGGCGATGGTTTTGTAGCGACTGGTGAACGACACGAGCACGGATTCACCGCTCGGATCGTAGGCCTCGACGGACGAGGCGATGTCGTGTTTGCCGGAGTAGTGGTCGAAGTAATACTCCTGCGCGGTGCCCCGCAGCTCGGCTTTCTTGATGTCCAGGCTGCCTTCGAGGGCTTCCATTTCGGCGGTTTCGCGGCGGATGTCGGCCACGAGTTTGGCGACATCTCCGTTGGGGTCAGGGAGGACGGGGTAAGCCGTCTTGGTTTTGCTGGCCGTCTTGGTGGCGATGCCGCCGAGGTTCACTTTTTTCAAGCCTGCGGCTTTGGCCGGGGCTTTGCGTTCTGCTGTTGTTGTTGGCATAGTTGGTTCCACCAGAAAATGAAGGCTGCCACTCGGCAGTCTTCAAGGTGGCGAAAAGCGTAGAAATTGCCGTGGATCACTCTGGTTCCATCGGGCAAGTAGGCATACCAAGGGCGGAGAGCGGTGGGATGCCCGCAATGCAGGACTTCGATGCCGGTGCAGTGCTTGTATTTGCAGAAAAGAGTCGGGTAGAGCGGATGCCCTTTTTCCCGTCGCCACTGACTTTTCCAGCGTTTGCGAAAACGCGCGTTGGTTTCTAACTCGTCGCGGAACTCGCTGAAGGTCAGCGCCCCATGGCGGCGGCATCAGAGAGTAGTTCCGCTGGAGGGTTGATCACCGACATGGCGGCGGCAGGCTTGCCGGATCACGGATTCCAGCTTGTCGAGGGTGGCCGCGCTGACGCGGGTGAACTTGTGGTGGCGGGACTTCTTGGCGTGATCCAAGAGGTAGGCTTTCACCTTGGAGCGGCAAAGCAGGCTACTGTTGATTTTGGCGGCGGTTTGGGTGGTTTCCATAGGTTGACAAAAGGGATGAGATATTATGCCTTGGTCTTCTACTCCTTCACTGATGCTGGGAACGGCTTACGCCGCGAGTTCTACAAATGTCACTTTGGCTATTGCCGACTTCTCGGAATTGACCAGCGGGGAAGCCAACGCGACAACGGGAGACAGCCGTAAAATCCTCTTCGCTTTGCTGGAAGGCGTATACAACCGTTACAGGGCTTTGGCTGATACCGACGAATCCAACAAGATGAAGGTGAATCGCAGCCGGAATCTGAATGCAGACGACACGATTACTTCGACCTACACATTCACATTCACACTGTCGGCGACAGGCTTGGATGTAGTGACCCCCGACTAACGACTCTTGTGGGGACGAGAGGTGCGGCGGGCGCTTCGGCGCCCGCTTCACTTTTGGAAGTTGGACTTGAGGAGCGCTGCGGCGTAGCCGCTCAAGCCGATACGTGTGGATCGCAAATAGGTGCGCCCTTGAACCGGACGAAAGTAGATTTGTCTTTTTGCAATGCTTACGGCATCTGCTTCGTCACGAGCTAACACGTTGGCTACGAATTCGTGCATTGTTTTGCCGATGCGATATACGGCAAAGTAATCGCGATCCTCATACAAGCGCCGCCGCCGTTCGGCAGCAAGCCATGCAAAATCAAGCTGATTCACGGCGTTTGCGTTTGGGTTTGGTGGCCGGTGTTGCTTCGACGGCATCGGCGAAGGGGTTGATGGCGAGCAGGCCGCGGACGACGCGGAGGGAGAGCACGGCATCCATGGCAAGAGTCAGGGTTTGCCAGATGAGGCGGTCGGAATCTTCGGGATCCCAAGGGTTTTCGAATTTCATGCGGAGAATTCCATGTTGAAGGCCCGGTAGATTTGTCCGGTGCGTTCGTAGATGGCGAATTCGCGCTTGGCGGGGTCGGGGTAGGCCAGCGCAAAAAGACAATTCATGAACGGCCAGTGCCGGTGAATCCAGTGGACGAGTTCCGGCCGGTTGTAGTCGATCATGGTCGCCATGGAGCCGGGGCGTTTGTAGGAGTTGAGGTTGTTGTGGCAGCACCAAGCGACCATCTGCGGCATCTCGGCCAGCACGCTGCCGAAGAAGAAAATGTAGGGCCAGCGCCGGTCGAGTTCCTGCCAGTAGGCGCGGATCTCGGGGATGGTGTAGATTTCATCGTCTACGTCGTTATAGCCGTCGATAAGCACGGCAAAGGTGTCCACGAGGTCGGGTTCGGGATTGAGCACGTAGGGGGTCATCCGTTCGATGAAGGGTTGCACGTTGCAGTCGAGGACTTCTTGCTTCGGCACGTTGTAGAGGCGCAGGGTTCGCCCATGCGGGAGAGGTGGTGTGGTCATGGATTGGTCAAAGATGGTGCCGATGGACGGGAGAAGATGGTCTGCCACCTGATTCGCTTGCCTTGGTAGATGTGCCGTTCTTCGGCATAGCGAAGATCGTAGATATACTTGTAGTTGTTGGGCCAAGCATTGCGGATGCCGCTTTCCACGATTTCGCGCACTTTGGCATCGGAATGCTTGGCATCCACGGTCACGGAAACGTCAAGTTGGACGCGGATTTCTTGTTGCATAGAGGTAGTTGGAGTTGTGTGGAATGGGAAAGCTGATGTTGCCGTTCGAGCCATTGCCGAAGATGCATGGCTCGCCAATGGGCATCGCAAGAGCGCCGTTCTCGGCGTAGAATCCGATGTCCACATCCTCATTCCCTTCCGGTGCGGAGGGATCTTCCGATTGCGTCATCATGATGTAGGCATCGGGGCAGTCCTCAAAGACACACAGAGGGTCGCAGCCAGCGTTTTTGTCGTTGAACATCCGGATAAACGCATCGCATCCGCCGCCTGTGCCGGTGCGGTGAAAGCCGCATTCGTTGAGGGCGATGTGAAGTTCGGTGGTGGTCATTTGTCAAGCACCACTTCGGGATATTTGCTCATGTCGAGCTTTTGCAGTGTTCCCCATGCGACCACTTGGCACCAACTGCCGATGAACGGCGGAATGTAGTCGCCGTCCTCGTAGCCATTGAGTGTGATGTGAGCGCGCTTGGCGTCTTCGGCAATGTGCTGGTATTGGCAGTCTTCGGTCTGGTGGTTGATCCAGCCCGAGACGATGAGGGGCTTGTCATACATGGTTTTCTTGAGCCTGCGACCTTTGTAGGTGCTGGCTCTTGCGTTGCTGGCCGCTTCCATAAGGTCGGCGCCGTGCCCGTAGTAACCGGCACTGGTGGCGACAAGATAGAATATGCGGGTGATTGGTTTGTTGGTTGGTTTTTTCATCGTGAAAGTAATGCGCTTTGACGTTGCATCCATCCATCCGGCGCGGGATCAATCCAAGTGATGATTGTTTGCCCTTTAACTCGCCGCATGATGCCACGTCTACCATCGCTTTCGTGGTTCCACCTAATCCGCTTGGGCTTCGGCCGGTGTGCCATTTGCAGCTTTACGTAGTCAGCGTTGGTAAGAATCCCCGCCGAGACGTATGCGCTGGCTCGGTAGAGATTCGGGTTGGACTTGAAGTGCTCAAGTGCTTCTTTTCTGTTCATTAAAGAGGGGTCATTCCTCCGGCTCAATAGGCTCGTCGCAGTAGTAGCCGGGATCGGTCAGGACATCGCTGCGGTAGCGCGACAGTTTTTCTTTGCGACATTTGGGGCAGACGTAGGCGAGAAAGATGCCTCTAGCGTCAAACTCGGCATCGGCTTCTTGTCCGCTGCCGCATGGACAATCTTCGAGGTAGGTCTTCATGGGTGAGTGTCGAGTGTCTGGACCAAGTATTTGATCGCGTAGGTAAACTCGTCGTAGTCGAGATACAGTTGGTGCAGGAATGCGTTCGGCGGAGACTCCAGCGCATCCAGATGATGCGCGTATCGCTCGGACGCCTTTAAGTGCAGTTCCTCGATGCGATCAAGGATTGCTTGTCTTGTGTAGTGGCGGTGTGTTCCCCGCTCCTTGTGCTGTTGGATAATCGTCGGGATGTCTTTGTAGGTGTCGGTCATGATGGCAAAGTTACGTCGATGTGAATCCACTCGTCGCAAGCATCCAACGAGCACTTGGCGTTGGGCCAGCGTTCGCGGATCTCTTTGCGGATTTCTTTGGCGGCGGCGACCACGGCGGGATCGGGTATGCAGTCGGTTCCGTTGCCGCACCCGCGTTCGCTGACGCTTACGCTGGTTGCGGTGGAGTCGTCTGTGGACCAGCCCTTGCGGTTGAGGTAGGTTTCGATTTCTTGGATGTTCATGCGCGGGCCAGTTCGTTGTTGATGGCGTCGAGGATGACTTGTTCAATAGCCTCATCCGAAAGGCTGTCATGCGAGCCATCGGTGAGTTGTGCAACGCGCTGGGCGTTGTAGCGGCGGAGGATCAAAAGCAATCCTTCGAACGCGCTGCGGTCTTTTATTGGGATCATGGTGTGACGAGTTCGGTGTGGTTGGGGTAGCGTTTCTGGTGGAGATCAACGAGGTGGTTGATCATCGAGCTGGTGACTTGACCGCGGCCTTCGTAGTTGCCGAGGTCTTCCAGCACCATTTCGAATTCCTCTTTGGCGCGTTGGTGCAGCGCGCCGATGAGTGACAGCGTGAGCGGGTCGAGTTGGGTTTTTGGCATAAAGCTATGCGGCGAGTTTGCGGATGTTGTTGGTTTTGGTGTTGACGGTGGGGGTGGAGGCGTTAGTCGCTTTACCGGCGAGGCGGCGGCGGCGCGCTTCGATCTGTTCGATCATGGTGACGCTGGTCGGGGTGAAGCCGGAGAGCGCGTCAACGCAATCCACCATGCCGGGGGCGCGGCCTGCGTTGAAGGCGAGTTCGATGGCTTTGCGCCATGCGTCCTCGATTTGGCGACCGGAGAATCCCTCGGTGGCAGCGGCGAGCGTGGGCAGATCGAACTTGTTGATGTCCCACGGCTCGGTTTGCTCCTCGCGCAGCTTGGGAATGTGGATGCGCCAGATGGCTTCGCGTTCGGCGGCGTTGGGAAGTTCGACAGACCAGACTTTGAGTCGGTCGATCAGCGGGTCGGGGATGGCGTCGATGTCGTTCGCGGTAAAGACGAAGAAGATCCCGTGCGAGTTGTATTGCATATCCTGCAGGATGGATTTGAAGACGCGGTTGGTCGTGCCGCCGTCTGTCTTGCCGCTGGAAGCGGCACCGGAGGTGAGGCCGTCAACCTCGTCGATCCAGAACACGCAGGGAGCGATGGCTTTGGCGGTGGCGAAGGCGGTGCGCCAGTTGCGTTCGGATTCGCCGACGAGGGAGGCGAAGATGTTACCGGCATCGAGGCGCAAGGTCGGGATGCCGAAGTTGCTGCCGCAGACTTGGCTGGTGAGGGATTTGCCGGTGCCCGCTTGGCCGACGAATAGAAAGCCGCGCGGCGGTTCCACACCGGCACGCCGCGCTTCCGGCGTGAAGAGTTTGCGTTTGGAGAGGAGGTCGGCTTTGAGGACATCGAGGCCGCCGACATCATCAAGGGTCAGCTTGGGTTCGATGATTTCGAGGAGGCCATTCTTCTTCACGGCGGCAGCTTTCTCGCGGGTGATGATCTTGGTGTCGAAGGTTCCGGTTTCGATGATGGTGAGGGCGAGGGCATCCTCGGCTTCGTTGGTGGTGAGGCCGGAGAGTGCATCGAGCACCTTGCCCAGCGTTTGCTCATCGGGCATCGGGATCACGCGCGTCACATTCCCCTCGGCATCCTTGCGGTCGTTCGACTTACATAAGGTGTCGATCACGCTGGTCAGCTCGTCCCTGGTGGGTAGCTCGAAGTCGAGCAACACGATGAGTTTTTCGAGGTCGGGCGGCAGCTTGATGGTCGGACCGAGCAGGATAATACACTTTTGCGATGCTTTGGCGTGCCACAAGACTTCCTTGAACTTCCGGTAGATGACCGGATTTGGCTGGTCGAGGAAGTGGTGGTAGTCGTTGAGCAGCACAATGGTTTTGTCTGGTGCGGCAATGATGCCATCGAAGACTTCGATGGGATTGCCGTCCTCGCCGAATCCGGCGCCGGTGTTCACATCGGTGCGTCCGGTCGTGATGCTCCATGAATGGAGATTGTATAGTTGGACGGCAATTTCCGGTGCGTCGGGAGTCAGTGCGCGCTGTGCTTCTGCTTTCGCCACTTCTTGGTCGTTGAGGTCGGTGATGGCGTGGCGGATCATGGCTTGGCAGCGGTGCTCTTCGTGCGATTGCAAGGCAAGGCCGGGGTATCCGGCTTTGAGGTAGTTAATAATGCGGGATTTCATCGTTGGTTGGTTTGGGAATGTGGCCAAGTTCGCGGTATTCGACTTCGGCAATTTCTGCGGCTTCAAACTCGTAGCATTGGTATTTGTGCATGAGTTCGTAGATGCGCTGGCGGTAGCGATGGGGGGATCGCACTGCCGGATGGTTGGGATCGGGCGGATACGGAGCAACAGCGTTGAGCGTCATAGTCTTTCAGTGAAATACTCACGTTCCCATGCAAGGCAGGTGGCGCGGTCGGGGTGGGTGAAGAGGGCTTCGCCCGTGTGGTCCGGCAGGGAGACTTCCCACTCTTGCGATGCGGCGTTGAACTCCACGTGGGAAGCGCGCCGCATGGTCATGCGACCGAGATTCAACTTATGTAAGCGGTCATCGTAGAGAGTTACGATGTCCCCTTCGGTGGTGATGGTGAGGGTCATGCTGGATGGATTGGAGATTTGAAATTGGAGATTTCAGAGAAGAAGCGACTAACGTGCTGGCTCCCGATCCACTCGGCGGCGTGGGAGTAGGAATCAAAGGTAGCGACCTGATCAGCAATCCGGTCGTGGACAACGTAGCGCCGTCGAGAAATGGAATACGGATTAAGCAGGACCAGTTCAAATTCAGCCGATTTGCTGGACGGCTTTGGCTTGCTGGTAGTATTCGGGTTTTTTGATGTCATGGGAGACGGCTCCGAGGGCTTGCTCGATGGCTTTGGTGGCATCGGTGCAGGACGATCCGGTGAAGCCGTTGGCTTCCACGGTGGTCTTGCCCGATTCGTCGATGGTGATTTCGATGGTTTTCATGGTTTTCTCCAAGGGAAGATCAGTTTCCAGCCGCCGGAATTGCGGAACCGGCGCATAAAGTATTGGATCTGGTTGGCTTCGTGGTGTGGGAGATGCATGAACGGCTTCTCGTCCAGCATGTAGAGGGCGTTGTAGACGGCTTGCCCGCAATTCAGCGGCGCTGCGGACGGCGAGGGCAGCGGATCGTCCAAGGCGTGAAGATCGGCGGCGATCTCTTGGAGGAGATCGTCGCATAACGTAATCGGTCCGTTTGAGCTGTAGTCCGCCTCGTGCTTGAGAAACACATCAGCAACTTCGCGGATGGTGATGGCTTGGTCGCTATGGGACATTGATGGTGAGTTTGGTTTTGCCGTTGAGGTCGCGGCGGGTGTAGGTCCAGCCTTGCTTCTTGGCTTGTTGGATGGCGGCGTGGGTGGCGTAGGCTCGTTTCAGCTTGGTGCCTTCGTTGCCGCCGATGGCGTTGCTGATCGGTCGGCCTTGGGCGCCGTAGAAGTCGAAGAGCAGGGTGTAGTGGCTGTGACCACGGGCACGGGCCACGCCGATTTCCCAGGTGGTGCCGGGGACTTTGATGGCGTGTTGGCAATGGCCGAGGTCGTGCTGGGTGAAACCTTGCGGCAACGGGTAGTCGCCTACATGGGTGCCGAACCAGTTGTAGGATTTCTGGTCGCGGACGAGGGTGAGGCCGAGTTCGCGGCAAGCCGCGTCGAGGGCGTCAAGGTCGGTGATTTGCAGTTGGATTTTGGCAACGTGTGACATAAGCGGTTTGGTGAAGAAGGGCGCGCACTTGCGAGGCCCAGAGGTAAGTAGAATCGTCCTCCCCCCACTGGACGGCGAGAGAGTCAAGGCTCTCGCCGTCGGTGAGGAGAAGGTCGGCTTCCTGCAAGAGATGCCGGATGATGAAGTTCACGCGGCGAGCTTGCGGTTGCCGAGGCCGCCGAAGGTGTCGGCGATGATTTTGCCTTTGTTGGCGATGATGCTGCGGTTGACGGCGCTCTCGCGGAGGATGTCGGGTGCAACGAGCAGGTCGGATTGGCAGCGTTGGACGAGGCTGGCAAGGGTCGGATCGTTAGTGAGGTTGAAGGCCGGAACGAGCTTGAGCAGTTCCGCGAGGTTCTCGATGAGGCTGTCGTAGATTTTCGTGCTGGGACGAGTCAGGACATCGGTGATGTGGGCGACCTGTGTAAGCACGCGCTCCATGGCTTGTTTGACGCCGTTTTGGGCGGCGATTTCGACCTGACGGGCGAGGTTAGCCTGGACGGCGGCGGTTTGCTCTTGGCCGAGGTATTTGACCAGCATGTCCGAGCTTCGGGGCAGCGGCGCGGTGGCCAAGGAGAAGCTAAAGCGTGAGCGGACGTTGTGCTCGCTTGGGTAGTTGCCGCGGTCGAAGGTGCCGTTGAGCACTCCGGCGCAGTCGGCGAGGATCTGCGGGAAGCGGACGGCAAAGTAGTCGGCTTCGTCGTCGAACTTGCGGCGGTAGTCCTCCATGCGGGAGTTGTAGTCGGAGTAGGCCACGGAGGGCAGCAAGTCGCCAAAGGAGGAGCGCAATGTCTGCATCCCGTGGAACTTGCGGGCTTGGGTGACGATACTTTGGATGGCGGCGAGGGGCGAAGGCTTGCCGTCTTTGGACGGGTAGAGCTTCTTTACCCAAGCGCCGCCGTCGCGTCCGATGCTGTGCTCGGACTGCACTTCGGTGGTGATATTCTCGTCAGTTACGGACTTGCCAACCATGGAAATGGTCGGCTTAACGACGAGCACCTTTGAGGCGATGGTGTCGATCATGTGTTTGTGGAAAGCGCGTTCGGAAAACAACGGGGTAAGTCCGCGAACGCGAGCGGACTTACAAAAGTCGGGGCTGGATCTGGAGGCGCTGTCTACTTACCGAAAATCCGCTCTTCCAAGCGCCAGCCAAGAAAGTGGCCGGAGGAGGAGCGGTTTGGGTAATAGCGGTAGCGGCAACCGGCGTAATAACCTTGGTAGTCCAAGGCGAATTGCAGGCGCTTGATGGTGAAAAAGCGGGACGGCGCTCTGAGGGCGATCGGCTGATCGTCCACGATGGCGAGCAGGCTGTCGCGGATGGCGCGGGTGACTTTCATAAGGCCCGTCCGGCGGCGACCAGCACGTTGCGCAGGACGCTGGATTGTCCTTTTCGGTTGGTGAGCTTTTTGTAGCGGGAAAATTCGTCGGGCGACATGAGGCAGACGGCACCGGCAGTCTTGTGCCCGTAGATCATGGCGCCGCGATAGCGGGTGACGGGGCGCGTTTGGGCGCAGGAGAGGCACAGGGCCAAGCCGAGGTCGGCGCGGCCTTGCTCCATGCGGCGAGAGCAGGAAGGGCAGGTCATTGCAAGAGGGTCTGGACGGACTTTTTGGCGATGCGTCGAGCGCGCAGCCAGCGTTGCAGAATGCTGAGGCGTTGCGGGTTGCTGGGCTGCCAGAGCCTCATGTAAAGGTCGGCAGGCCAGATGTTGTCGCCGTAGGATTCGCGGACGGGTGGCGCTGGCGGGAGGGCGCGAGACTTCATATTCCGACCAGCAGGATGCGGAACGGCTGCCACGTGAGAGGGGTATAAGGGCGGCGCTTGGGATGGCGGTTCACGAGGTTGATGAAGGGACGGCGTGGTTTGGAGGCGCGGGACGCGGTGTAGGGACGGAATTTCATAGTTAGCGGGTGATTTTAGGTTGTTTGCGGATGAATCAGGACAGTTGGCGGATGATTCCGACAAACTGGCGGATGGTTTCCCGGGCATAGTCGCGCTTGTTGCGGTCGCGGCTATGGCGCACGGGCCAGAGGTGGCAGATCCGCTCGTTCAACACGCGGCGAAGCGTGAAGACCGAGGGTGAGGGAATCCGGACGGGTATGGCCGTCACGGGTGGAACTCGCGGTAAATGCCCGCGAGCTGGAATTTCCACGTGGACGGCTTGATCAGCAAGACGGCCACGTGCATGGCGATACGGATGGGTTTCATAAAAAGGGAGGGGACGGGGCGTTGGTATTATTCGCGCTTCAGCGCGCCGCCCCGTCCCGCAAGATCAGGCCGACCAATCCTTGCTGCCGATGACAACGGCATTGCCGGAGACTTGCAGCCGGATGCCGTTGGGCAGAGTGATTTTGCCGTTGAGGTTGTAGCCGACAGAACCCGTGGAATACTGCATGGCTTTGGCCGACACGGGCTGGCCTTCGACAAGCACTTGGGGAGTGAGTGACGAAGTGAGGAACGAGTGTTTGCTCATAGTGTTGGATGGTTGCGTTCTCTACGTGGAGATAAGCCCGCGAGAACAACGGACTTACAAAAGTCGGGAAAGGGTCTGGTCAGCGTGACCAGAAAGGTGGGCCATCCCCCCCCACCGGAGGATGGCCCTGTGCAACGCGCCGATTGGCGCGGCCCATGCACATTTGTTCTGCGTAGATGGTGGAACGCAGGAATGTGGCCGGGGTTACGGCAAACCACGGCAGTCCTTTGACCCAGACCACGGGGATCTAAAAAATCACGGACGGCCCGTGAAAAAAAGTGGGAGGCACGGGGGTGGCGTTCCCCCCGTGCCTCGGGTCGCGGCGTAGTGGACGGCGCGGTTTAGGCAGCCTTTTTGGCCTTTTTGGAGCCGGTGCCTTCGACCATGGAGCGCAGGGCATCCATGACGGGCTTGGCATCCTGGAGTCGCGGCAGGATCTCTTGCAAGCCCTTGATGTGCGCCATCGCGGCGGAAACAAGGTCGGCTTGGGAGATTCCCTCGGCGGCGGGCATTTTGACCACGTTCGCGGGAACAGTGGCCTCGGCCTTGCTGGCTTTCTTGCCAGACTTTTTGCCGGACTCGGTTGGAGTCTCGGCGGTCGCGGTCTCGGTGGTCGACTCGGCGGAGTTGGCCTTGTCGATGAGCGCGGCCTTGTCGGCTTCGCGCTGCTTGTGCTCGGCGATCGTGCAACCATTGTCGGCCACGCACTCCAATTCCTCGCGGTAGTTTTTGGCCTTGAGGATTTGGCGGAGCGAGTCCGGCTTGAGTTTGCGGATGGCGCGGCACTCGGTGAACGTCAGCGTGTCGTAGCGCGCTTCCGAGATGGTTCCGTCTTCGACGAAGGCGAAAGCATCGGCGGCGAACCTCGCGTTGCTGATCGTGGAGCGGTGGACTCCGGCGGCGGACAAGACCTTTTCGACAGTCTCGCCTTTGGCAACGTGCCGGGCGATGAATGTCATGAGCTTGCCGAGTTCGGAGAACGCGCGGCGGACGATGTTGTCACGTTGGACAAAGAGTTCGACGCGCTGCTCCTGCTGCATGGATTGAATCTCCGAAGCCTGCAGAACGGCGGTCGGAGAGGTCTTGGTGGCTTTAGCCATTGTGTTACCTCCTATTGCGCGCCGTGCTTACAAAAGCACGGGCGGCGCGGTTTTCGCGTGACCCCGCAACCCACATGGGTTGCGGACAGAACGCGGGAAAGGCGGGAACCAAGACCGCGACAGAGACAAGGGAGCCATTACGCCGGAGACGATCCGGCGGACGGCTTTTGCCTCACCGGACGGCCCCACAGGGCAGTCCGGTGAAACAAAAAACCTCGGACGGTGAAAATTATTAAGCAAAAGGGCGCGCGGGAAAATCCCGCGCGCCCTCTGTGAGTTAGGCGCGGAGCAAATCTGCCGCGACCAGTTCGGGAAGACTCAAGCGCACCGCCGTAGCGCGGTAGTCGCGGAGCATGTTAGACCATGCGGCGCGCGCGCGGCGCGGCGCGCCTTTTCCGCCCTTGTCGCGGAGGCTCCAATCGCCACGCACCTTCGCGCCGCTACCTTCCGGCGAAACGCCAGAGGCGATGCGAAGCGTGAACGCGATTCGGCCAGTAGGCGCGCCGGAGGTGATTACCGCGCGCTTGTAGGCGAAGGCACGGCGGACAAATCGCAAATCGCGGCGAAGCGCCGCGCGTTCTTTGCGAAGCGCGCCGCCTATCGCGCGCCCCTTGCGCGTCTCTTGAATCGTGCGAACGTGACAGCCATGCACTAGGAACGCGCGCCGAATAAGCGCGCGTGCCTTGTCATAAGCGCCGCGAAGCGCGAACGCGCGCGCCGCTTCCGGCAGGTCGTCGCGGGATTCCGCGCCGTGCGCGTAATCTTCCGGCAGGGTGTCGCCATGCGACATTTTCCGCCCCATGCGATCCACGGCGCGCGCGGCCCCAAGGAATGCGGCGCCATGCGGCGCGGCCTCCGGCGAGACTTTGAAGCGCGCGAGCGTTTCGCGCGCCGCCTCCGTGACCTTTTCGTCACCTTCCGGCGCGCAAAGCGCCGCGACGATTTCCGCTGCCGCGCCGCGCGCCTCTTCTTTCGCCTCCGCAAAGGGAAGCGTGATGCGATTCGCCTCCGCGCGCGTTGTCGCGCGATGCGCGACCTTTCCGGCTATGTCATCCAAACCGATAAGGTGCGGCACCGCGCCGCCGTGCGTGAAATCGCGCGCGGCGCGCGGGGCGTTGTTGAGTTTTACTTTCCGCATGGCTCCGCGAATAAATGCGGCACGGTCGCGCGCGGATTCGCGCGTGATCAATTCCCATGCGTTGCCGGATTTACGTCCGGCACGTGCGCCATTAGCGGCGCGCTTCGTTGTCGTTTGCTTTGTTACCATAGCAAAGGAGAGACTACCGAAAAGCGTAGCAACGTGCAAGCGCAAATCCGCGCGCGCGTTGCTTCACCCTCTAGGGGATGCGCGCATCCCAAGCAACGCGCGCGCGCTTATGTAAGCGCGCTCACGCTCTGGTGATGCTTCACCCTCTAGGGGATGCGCGCATCCCAAGCAACGCGCGCGCAGGAATCTTACTTATGAATAAGTAAAAATAACTCCGTCCAACCAAAAAAAAACGGGGGTCAGGAGCGCCGTCCGTCCATCCATTCGACGATGGCCAGGAGGGTTTCGCCGTTCGGGGTTTTGCGCCGTCCGACGTATTCGCAGATGCGAATGATGGCGGATCGGGGGTTGTCGGGCCGGAGGTAGCGGGCCAGTTGGGTGGTGAGGCCGCGTTCGGTCTTGAGGAGCCGGTCGAGCTTGCGCATGAGGGCGTCCGTCCGGGGGGTGGGTTTGGTCATGTGGCAAATCTAACGCGCAAAGGTAGCAAGTCAAGGCGCCGTCCGGTAAAAAAGTCTACCGAAATGGCCCCAGCGCAAGGGTATGACGGTTCATAATTACGTGCAGGGGGTGTTGCGGGAAGTGCTGGCGGCGGTGGGTCAAACGGAGTCTGCGGTGGCGTGCCTGAGTATTCCCGAAGCGGTCACTCTCTCTGTAAGTCTGGATCAGGAAGGAGTGGTCTGCGCCCCGTCCAAGGAATCGGGGCGGATCTGTTTCACCGTGATGGTGGTTCCGAAAATCGAGTGCTGCGGGGTGAACTAAAAAGTCTACCGAAATGGCCCCATTCCAAGGACGATGACCACAAGAAAAAAGACAACCAAACGGGCCGCGCAAGCGGCAAGCGAGATTCCAGCGTCAGCGAATTACCGTCCGTGGTGGCAAGGCCAGCGGCGTTCGCGGCGTCGAGCCACGGCGTTTGACACGTTTGCGGCGGCGGCTTTGACCGGGCTGTTGGTGCGGGAGAGCGCGGAGACAACGCTCTCGGAGTTGGTCGAGGGGGCGCTGCATCTGGCGACTTTGATGGAGGCGGCGAAGGAGGAGCGCGGCAAATGACACGGGCATGGCAGAAACGGCTGATTCTGCTGGGCGCGCTGGCCTATCTGCTGGCGTTTTGGGGTGTGGTGGCGGCGATTGTTATGCTGGTGAGGGGGTGCGGATCGTGACCTACGGAGGCTATCCGCCGTTTGTCGCGGGAAGCGATACGAGTGCCGAAGCGGCTTTGCAGATCGCGCCCGACACCAACCGGCTCCGCCGTTTGGTGCTGGAGGCGATTGATGCGGGACGCGGCATGACTTGTTGCGAGGTGGAACGGAACTTGGGCTTGCGGCATCAGACGGCGAGTGCGCGCATTCGTGAGTTGGCACTGAAAGGCAGCGTAGTGGACAGCGGTGAACGGAGACTCACGGCATCCGGACGAAAGGCCGTGGTGTGGAGAAAGATATGACAACAAAAGAGCTATCATTGCCGTCCGCCGACAAGCTGTGGACGCATTTGCGGGTGCAGGATCCGAAGGAACTGCGGCGGCAGGGTTACAGGATGCTGGCGGGGCCGTATGCCGAGCGAGAGGCGGAATTGTTGCGTTCGGTAGTCGGAGATGCCGACCGGAGTGGGCGGTATCTGGGTTATTCGGAGAACGCGGAGCGCCAGATTCATGTATGGCAGAGGAGCAAGCGTCTATGAATGGTCGGATTGTTACAGTGCTGCGGGACTACGAGGGGCACGGGCTGAAGTTTCGGGGCGGGGATTCCTATGTGGTGGAGGATCCGACCCTTGGGCATTTGCTCATGATGGGGTTGGTCGGGAGGGTGCGAGACAGAGATTTGGAATTTGAGAGGAACTTGAAAGAGGCGAAAACGGTCTTGGTGACTCGCAGTGGGGGGTTTGGAGATATTTTGTTTTTGACCCCGCTTTTGCGGACCTTGGTGGCGGCGGGAAAGAACGTGACGGTGTGCTGTCATGCGAAATACCGTGAGGCACTTTCGGGGGTGCCGGTGGAGTGGCGCGAGTATCCTATGCGGGTGGTGGAGGTCATGCCGTATGATCGGGAAATCTGGTTGGAGGCGGTCATCGAGTTTGCCGAGAGGCCGGAAATTCATGCGGTGGATTTGTTTGCCGAGGCGGCGAAGGTGGAATTGACGGAGGGCAAGGAGGTCAGCTTTGCCGTGCGGGACGAAGATCAGGCGTGGGCCGAGTTTCATTTCCCGAAGAAAGGCAAGCGTGTCGGCGTGCAGTTGATGGCGTCGAGTCCGACGCGGACGTATCCGAAGGATTTGATGGTGCAGGTGATCCGGCTATTGCTGGAGAAGGGAGATACGGAGATTGCGTTGTTCGGGGCGCCGGGGACGGTGCAGTTGGAGGCGAACCATCCGTTGATTTTGAATGTGGCGTCGAAGGCCGATCTGTTCGGTCAATCGGCGGCGGTCTTGGAGCAGTGCGAGGTGGTGCTGGCGCCGGATAGCGCCATCGCGCATCTGGCGGGGGCGTTGCGGTTGCCGACCATCGCTCTCTACGGGCCGTTCCCGTGGCAGGCGCGCACGGCGTATGCGCCGACAGTGCGGGCTTTGACGGGAGCGTTGCGTTGCGCGCCGTGCTACTGGCACGGGCGGGGCGGCCCGTATCCGCCGGATGGTCCGTGTTCGATCACCGGCAGGTGCGAGGCGTTGGGGCAGATCGAACCGGAGCGGATTGTGAGGGAGGTGCGGAAGTATCTATGAGCAAGCAGGCCACGTGTCCGGAGTGCGATGGGATGGGCGTGATTCACGCCTCGTGGGGATTCTGGGACGGAGAGAATGACGAGAGCGGGGTTTATGTGCGCCCAGAGGAGGACTGCAAGCGTTGTGCGACGAAAGGAAGCGTCTTTGGCGAGGAGGCCGAGCGGGTATTGGCGGGACGCGAGGTGGAGCGTCTGCGGAAGGGGAAACATATCCCGGCGCGCAAGATCGCGCTGGCCAGCGGGCTGATGAAGCCGAGCGAGTGGTGCGACATGGAGAAGGGGCTGGCGCCGATCGAGATGATCGCCAAGGCCAAGGCGGCGGTGGAGGCGCAATCTGCCGAATGAGCGCAGTTAATGACCAACTGGAATCGGAAGGAGGCCGCGTGAGCAGATTTATGAAGACCACAAAATACCTACTGCGATTCAAAGAGAACGCATCGCCAGATCACATCACTGAATATCTGACGAGCGATCTGCA